CTCGACGATCCTGTCGGGCCAGACGCTGACCCAGGACCAGCTCGTCCAGAGGGAGGTCATGCGCGCGATCTACAAGACCCCGGTCGGCGGAACGCAGATCGGCGCGTCCGGCTACATCGTCGCGTCCGTCATCGAGCAGACGATCGACGTCATGCTCTCGAGCGAGTCAGTCGAGACCGGAACGATCCCGATCCTGCTTGACCGCCAGGTGCTGCCGCTCTCCTCGAGCGGCTACAACCGCGGCATGCTGCCGAACGAGGTCCCGACCCCGGGAACCATAACAGTGGTGTCCATGTAGATGCCGATATTCCTGACCCAGCAGCAGGTCTACCGGATCATCCAGAGGGAGCTGCCGGACGGCGTCTACCCGGACGGACCCGCGACAGCGTTCTACTCGACGGCCGACTCGGACGCCACGGCCTCGATCGTGGGCGACGCGTACGCGAACCAGGAGGCCGTCTACGACAACTACTTTCCGAACTACTGCGACGACTCCGCCCAGCCGCTTTTCGAGGAGCTCTACCTGGGCCAGCAGCTGAGCTCGTCGGACACCCTCGCCAACCGCCAGGCGAAGGTCATCGCGAAGATCCGGTCGCAGCGGCGCACGACGGCCACCGACATCCTCGCCACCGTCTACACGGTCGTCGACCCGTCGGTCCAGGTCGAGATCGTCCCCTGGGGCTGCGGGTGCGCGGGCTGGGTGCTCGACGTGTCGACGCTCGACTACTCGACGATCCTGAACCAGTTCAACAACCTCATCCTCGTGGGCCCGGACCTCTGCTCGAAAGGGGCCGCCGACTACGGCTTGACCGACGCCGAGTACGCCGAGTATCAGAAGGAGGCGTACTTCTACGAGGTCCGGATCTACGGCTACACCCTGACCGCGCAAGAGTCGAGCGACCTTGAGACGGCCCTGCTCGCGGCGGAACCGGCGAGGAGTCAGCATCAAGTGATTGATGGATTGGACCCAGCTGATATGATCCTGATGGAGAACTGCTAACCATGGCGAATGACGCAACCGCTTTCTTCTACTGGTACTCCCGATACAAGGTCCGCGCCGTCGACATGACCGCTTTCCAGGAGGCGATGGTCGAGACCGCGCGCGGGATCGGCGAGGGCGTCATGGGCGCCGCGGTCCTCCGGGGCCTGTCGGTCGCGCCCGCCTCGGGCATGGCCGTCTCCGTCGCCGCGGGCATCGCGATCAGCGCGAGCGGGTACCTCGACGTCCTGGGGTCGTCTGAGACCGTCTCGATCCCGAGCGCCGACCCGTCGCTCATCACGCGCTCACTCGTCGTCATCACCCCGATGCCGACCGACTCGAACCTGATTAACAGCCCCACAACCCCGTTCACCCAAGTACCGCTCAACCAGCTCCAGGAGGCGGCCGTCATGGTCATCCCCGGGACGCCGTCGTCGAGCCCGGAGTACCCGTCCAAGGGGCCGAACGACGTCATCCTGTGCGGCCTGATCATACCACCAGGGGCGGCTTCGATCACCTCATCCATGCTCGACTTCGAGGCGAGGGAGAGCATCGGCGTGAACTCGCTGATCGCGCAGAACCAGGTCCGGTTCGACAACCGGATGCGGCCCTACCGATCGTCCTCGACGGTCATGGGCATCAAGCCATCGCAGAACGTGGGCTCTGCGCCCCTGTGCTTCTCCTACCCGGGGCGGCTCACGCCGAGCCTCTTCCCGCTCACGGCGGGCAGCTTCACGCCCGAGGACACGTTCGTCGACTTCTCGACCGGCGTCGTCTCGGGCGGCGACTCGACCACGCCGTCATTCGGCCCGACGACCCCGGCCGGCAACAAGTCGGTCGTCTGCGTCGTCACGCTGACCCAGAAGGACACGCTGAACTTCAATTTCGGCGACGTCAACGGGACCTATGATCAGTGCCTGGCATCGATCCAGAACCAGGTCTTCTCGGGCCCGGGTTCGCTCCCGGCTCCCGACGGGAACTTCGGCATCGCCTACGTCATCATCACGTCGAACGCGGGCGCGGTTTCGGACGTGCAGGTCTTCGACGGCCGGCCGTTCCTGGGCTCCGGCGCGGCGGCGGCCAAGTACAGGGGCGAAACGCCGCGCGGCGCGGTCAACGGAACGAACACGGTCTTCACGCTGTCGAGCACGCCGTCCGATCCCGAGAGCGTCAACTTCTACGTCGACCAGAACCTGCTCACCGACCAGCAGTACGAAATCAACGGCGACGAGGTCACGATCACCGACCCGGGCGCGGTGCCCGCGCCGGGCCAGTCGGTCTGGGCCAAATACCTGGTCTACGGCGCCGTCTCGAACAACCCATCGTCGGGCGTCCAGACCGCGCGCTTCAAGCAGGAGATCCCGACGGGCGCCGTCGACGGTTCGAACGCCGACTTCCAGCTCTCGAGCGTCCCGGTCGACCCCGACAGCCTCGACGTCTGGATCGACGAGAACCACCTGGAACTCACCGACTTCACGCTCGTCGGAAACTCGTTCACGATCACGAACCCCGACTTCATCCCCCAGCCCGGCCAGAGCATCTACTCGAAGTACCTCTACCTAGGCGTCCTTTTGGGCGGCGGCGGAGGCGCATCCGGATCCGCGGGCTACACGCCGCACGGGTCGAAGGCCTCCCCCGTAGTCGTCAACCCCGCCTCCGGTATCATGACCACGTCCGACCCGCTCCAGGTCTATTTCGTGCGGAGCCCATCGGGCGCGCAGGTCGTGACGAAAAGCCCGCAGATCTCGGCCGGGTCGTCCGTCGGCCAGGTCGTCAAGATCAAGGCCGTGGACGGGACGAACTTCCCCGTGTTCAATGACGGCGACGGACTCGACCTCAATGGCCCCTGGCCCGCGACGGGCGACCCCGCCTCGATCGAGGGATCAACAATCGAACTATCCTGGGACGGTGTGAACTGGTCCGAGGACTCACGGAGGTAACCTATGAAGTCCCTATTCCTGCTCCTCGCAACCCTGATCGCCGCTCCGGCGTTCGCGAACTCCCCGCGAACGCTCGACGGCGCTCAGATCACGAACGGCGCCGCCGTCCTGACGCTGCCGACGACGACCGACACCATCGCGGGCATCGCGTCCACCCAGGCGCTGACGAACAAGACGCTCAACTTCAGCTTGAACACGGCGACGAACATCCCTGTCGGCGCGATCGGGAACGGCTCGGTGCTTTCCGGGTCGAACTCGGGCGACGTGACCCTGGGAACGGCGAACGGCCTGTCCCTCACGGGCCAGGCGCTCTCGCTCGGCACGGCGAGCTCGTCCACCACGGGCGCGCTCACCTCGACCGACTGGTCGACCTTCAACTCGAAGCAGGCGGGACCGCTCACGGGCGACGTGACGACGAGCGGGGCGGCGGCGACGCTCGCGACCGTGAACTCGAACGTCGGGTCTTTCACGAACGCCAACATCACGGTGAACGCGAAGGGCCTCGTGACCGCGGCGTCGAACGGCACGGGCGCAGCACCCGCGCTGAACGGCGGCTCCGGATCGGCCGAGTCCGTGACCGCGAGCGGCGGCGTGTCGCTGAGCGGCCTCACCTACCTCAACGAGGTCTGGGTCGTAGGATCTGGCGGCGCAGTCACCGTGACGAAAACGCCATCCGTCACGGCTTGCACCGCGGACGGCCAGCAGCTCAAGGTCCACGCGACCAGCGCCACGAACACCGTGACGCTCCAGGACCAGTCGAACCTAGCCAGCAGCGGCCTGAGCCTCAACGGAAACTGGGTCGGCGGCCTCGACAGCACCATCATCCTCCACTGCGACATCACCCGCGGCCTCTGGGTCGAAGACGCAAGGCGCTAACCCATGAGAACGCTCGCGCTGCTCATCACACTGCTCATCCCCCAGCTTGCGCAGGCGAGCGCCGGCCGCACGATTGACGCGGACGCACTCATCTCCTCTGGGCATACCTCGACGGTCACGCTCCCGGCTGCCACGGGCACGGCGACGATTTCGTCGGGGTATGTCCAGGAGACGCCCTCAGGCACGGTCAACGGGACGAACGCGACCTTCACGCTCGCGAACACACCGGGGTCATCCAACACGGTCGAGCTGAACCAGGACGGGATCATCCTGATCCAGGGAACCGACTACACGATATCAGGGGCGACGATCACGACGACGACCGCCCCAGCCCTTGGCCAAAAGCTCCGGGCGATGTACTCTAAATACTGACGAGGACCCGAAAGATGCGCATGAATAGACTGCTCTCCCTGATCGCGATAACGACTCTCCTGACGAGCAACCTGGCCTGGTCGGTCGGCAAGATCCAGAACGAGGACGTGAAGTCCGTGACGGACCTGACGAACGCCGGCGGGTCGATGTCCCAGCTGATCAACGACACCAAGATCTACGTCACGGCGAACAACCTGAACCAGCAGCTCTCGACCGCAATTTCTGGCGGAAACCTTGGCGGCTCGGGCGGCGGCGGAACGGGTGTTCCGCTTAAGATTGCCAACTCGACTTTTGAAAGCAATACGACTTCGAGTTACACGGCCGACACCCCGGCTCATTTCGTAACTAGCTCAACGTCGCCTTTGGATGGGACGTACTCGGCAATTTTCACGCCGACGGCAACGAGCGAAAAAGTCGTCACTGCGGCCGTGTCGGTGCCCGCTGTCCTTCAGGGTCAAAGCTGCCAAGCGCAGATGTATTATTCTACGACCGAGGCCACGAGCAACTACGTGTTCAGCGTGACCGACGGCTCGGGCAACGTGCTCGCGAGCGAGTCGCTCCTTCCGGTCTCGGGCGTTCCCGCCGCGCTGACGCCTCCGCTTTCATTCTTGTGCCCGTCGACCGGCACCCCGCAAGTCATCGTGAAGTTTGCGGCTCCGAGCACGGGCGTTCCTTCTGCGTCGCTCAAGGTTGATGACTTCTCGGCGGGCGGTACGATCTTCGTTGCCGGTCCTCAAGCGCAAAATCTTGGCGTTCTCACCTGGAACACTGGGCTGCATTCCTGGACTAACAGCGCAAACTCTAGCTATAGCTCGTTTGGAGTCAGCTCCACCATTCCTTCGCCGACCGCAAGCGTCGGTGCGGTGGTCAAGGCTCCCGGCACCAACCTTCCAGAGGTCGTGGTTCCCAGTGCTGCGCCCGGCTGTTACCGCGTCACCTTCAACGGTGGTGCGGGAACGTCGTCGGGAAACACCTACGCCTATTTTACTTTCAATGACGGCACCAATAACGGCGTAGACAACGCGGTCAGCATTTATTCCGGCTCGGCCATTCAAAATCCGATGGCTACGTTTTCTTCGGATTTTTGCTACTCGACCGCTCAAACCAACCTGACATTTCAAGCGGAAGGCCGTGCGGCGGCGGGATCGACTGCAAATATTTATCTCGGCACTTCCGAAGGCTCTACCGAAACGGTTTCGATTTCCGTTCTCTATTTTCCGTTCCCATCCCAGACCGCAACTCCCATCAACCAGATGAGTCAGCCGCAGGTCACGACCTATCTCTCGGGCTCGGGTACGTACATCACGCCTCCGGGCGCGACTCGCCTTGAGATCCTCATGGTCGGCGGCGGCGGCGGCGGGAGCGGCGCAGGAAATGGAGGTACTGGCGGGACTGGCGGGACTGGCGGAAACACGACCTTCGGAACCTCGTTTTTGTCTGCCCCCGGCGCGACAGGCGGAGGAAATCCAAATCCAGGATGCGGAAGCGCGGGCTCGATTGGCACGGGAGCGACCGGGATCACCATTCCTGGCGGCTGCGGAACGGCCTCAAGCGAAATAGCGAATGCCGCAGGAGGACCCGGAGCGGCTTCTGCTTTTGGCGGCGCTGGTGGCGGAGGACTTGTTTCTACGGCCGGAAGTGCGGCATCGACAAATTCTGGGTCTGGTGGCGGCGGGGCTGGGTCCACGGGTACGAGTATTTCTGGGGCTGGCGGCGGCAGTGGCGCCTACGTAAATGCCTCGGTTCCATTCCCCTTGTCGAGCTATGCCTATTCTGTCGGTATTGCCGGAACTTCGGGCGCAGCGGGAACAAGCGGAACGATTGGCGGCGCGGGCGGCTCCGGTCTGATCAAGGTCACGGCCTACTTCGGCGCGGCCTCGCTGGTCATCCCGAATAGCGTGATCAGCGGGAACGCGGGGACGACCCGCCACGAGTACCTATCGTTCGCTGGGTCTTCGTCCCAGGGCTCGCCTTGCACGTCATCCCCATGCACGATTTACCAGCCGAGTTCGAGCTGGGTCTCGAGCGTGACGCGTGGATCGACGGGATTTTACACCGTCCACTTCGTGGCGGGAATGTTCAGTTCTCCACCGCTCTGTCAGGGCTCGGGTTACAACGGGCTTTACCACGTGGTCAATCTTGCGACGACCTCGGGCATCGATATCGAACAGACGACCATCGGTTCCAGCTCGGCAATTGACGACACGGTCTTTTTCACTTGCGACGGCCCTAAATAATCCATGGAAGCGCACTCCTACGACATCACCATGTGGGTGTTGAACCTCCTCGTGGTGGTCATCGGAGTGCTGCTTACCTGGCAGATCAAGTCCCTTAAAGACGGTCTGAAGGACAACACGATCGAGCTCAAAGAATCGAACCAGGTCCAGACGACGCTGACGATTCACATCACGCGGCTCGATGAGCGGATGAATTCTTTCGAGAAGCAGCAGCTCGGAGTGGTCGCCGATATCCAGAGAAACCAGCGCGAAAACTACGAGTGGATCATGAAGATCAGGAAGCGCCAACACAAGCTGGGAAACCTGGTCTCGGCCTGCTATACCGCTCTCGAGAACAACGACCTTCTTCCAAAGGCGAGCAGCATTGCCTCCGGGGTAAACGAAGATGACGACGACTAACTTTGACTTTGCCCTGCCGATCACCCTGCGCCACGAGGGCGGCATTTCGGACGATCCAAACGACCACGGCGGCCTCACCAACATGGGCCTCGTCCGCGAGGACTTCGTCGAGTACTACGGCCACGCGGTCACCGACGAGGAGATCAGGGCCTGCACGGCCGACCTCGCGCGCGCGATCTACAAGCGCCTCTACTGGGACGCGCTGGGCCTCGACCTGATCGAGAGCCAGGACGTCGCCCTCTGCCTCTTCGACCAGGGCGTGCTCCAGGGAACCGGAACCGTCACGCACATCGCCCAGCGGTGCGCGGGCTGCCCGCTCATCGACGGCGTCATGGGGCCCATGACCCGCGCAGCGGTTAACGCCCAGCCCGAGAAGCCCTTCGTCACGGCGCTGCTCAGCGCCTGCCACGACCGCTTCGTCGGCATCGTCGCCAAGGACCCGAGCCAGCGGCGGTTCCTCGCGGGCTGGCTCAACCGCCTGCACGACCTCGCCGGCATCTGCGGCGTTGCGGTTTCCTGATCCGCGGGATATCCTGCTGTAGTACGTTTGCGTAAACAGCATAAGGAGAACCCCATGAAGACACTATTCAGCCTTTTCGGCGGCGCGGTCCTGTTCCAGGAGCAGGCCGGCGACATCTACCTCGTCATCGACGGGTCGCTCGGCGGCGGAGCCGCTGCCGGCATCATCGAGGGCCAGGGCAAGGTCAAGCTCGGCGCGGGCTCAGTGGGCCTGAAGCTCGGCGAGGCATGGGTCAACGCCCACGTTCCGTTGATGGCCCTCCCCTACGTCCAGGCCGCCGAGGCCTACGTCAACGGCCTCGTCGCCGCCCAGTAGCCCGTGTCGACCGCCTCGGGCTACCCGACCCTCACCTCCGTCGAGCAGGCGTTCAAGGACCTCATCTGGGATCCGATGATCAAGGCCGGCGAGGTATGGATCGCGGGAGCCCAGGCGGCGATCCCCTTCCTCGACTTCGCCGTGGTCCAGGGCGTCGAGGACGCCGCCATCCAGGCCGTCACGGACTACGCGTTCAGCCAGCTCATGCTGCTCGTCGACGTCGCCTCGATCGAGCTCGTCTCGGCCGAGCGCCAGTCGGCCTACGAGGCCGCGAGCGAGGAGCTCGTGATCATCGGCGAAACAAAAGGAGTCACCTCAAGTGAGTACCAGCAGGCCCTTCAGAACGCTCTCGCTAGCTTCGCTACTCTCGGCCGCATGGGCTCTTAGCGCGTGCGTGACGATCCCGGACGGCCACAAGTGCGCCGTCCAGGGGCTCATCACCCAGGGCGGCATGTGCGCCCACACCGTTTACGCGGTCCCGGCCTACCCGGTCTCGACGACCGAGATCCTGGACCTGCTTAACGCCCAGCCCCAGGACCGCACCTGCGTGCCCGCGGGCCAAGCGCTCGCCCCGGACGGCAAGACCGTCACCGAGAACGGGATCGAGGCCTGCGCGGACGACCAGTCGCGCGGCGTCCCGGCCGTGCTGCCCGCGCGCGGCGCGAGCGTCATCCTCTCCGACCCGGACTACGTCGCGCTCACGACGGCGGCCCAGGAGGCCTGCCGCGAGCTCGGCGACCGCTGCAGCTACCAGGTCCAGTCCGCGCTCAAGGCGCTCAGGGTGCGCCCGTGACCTGGCGCGAGTGGTCGCTCAAGGCGTCGGCCGAGGGCCGCGCCTGGGTCAAGCTCCTGGCGCCGATCGCGGCCGCCGTCGCGGGCTGGCACCTGCCCCAGCCCAAGTGGGCCAAGAAGAAGGTCATCAGCAAGGAGCAGGGATGAGGGTCCACATGGTCACCCTGGCGCACGCGCCGGGCCGAATCCTGATGGCGTCGCTCGACCGGCTCTACGCGACCCGGAACGCGGACACGCGCCTCGTCCACCACGTGCTCGACGGCCACTACCCGATCAACCCGACCGACAGCTTCTACGCGGTCCGCGAGGCCTGCAGGAGGCACCGCCTGGTGCTGCACGACGCCGGCAGGAACCTGGGCCTCCACCACGGCTTCAACCTCGTCTGGGAGCGCATCCGCCCGGCCGACGAGGACGTCGTCATCCTCTACGACCCCGACAGCTACCCGCTCGACCCAGGCTGGGACATGGCGCTCGTCACCGCGGTCACGCACGGGCGCCTCGCCGTCGCGGGCCTCGTCCACCCGGTCATCGAGCAGGAGCTCGTCGACCGCGCCGGCACCGAGGAGCTCGTCGACGGCTATTTGAAGGTCGCCCTGCCCAAGCGCGAGTGCCAGCTCTCCGTCTGCGCGTTCTCGGGCGAGTTCCTGCGCCACACGGGCGGCTTCCACGAGCCCAACGCGTTCTACGGGGGGCTCGAGGCCGACATGTGGGCGCGGCTTGACGGCCGGCGCTGGGGCTATTTGCCCCAGTACCGCGAGGACCACCGCTTGAACGACCTGCAGGACTGGCAGTACCGGGAGTGGAAGCGCAGGCACGCCCAGGACGGCACGTTCCCGGGGGGATTCGACGAGTTCGTGAGGGGGATAGGATGATCAGGGAGCAGCTGGCAGACAGGCACATCCGCGGGCGCGGCATCGAGATCGGCGGGCGGCACTGCCCGCTCAAGGTCCCGCGGGGGGCGCTCGTCACCTACGTCGACCGGCTCTCGCTCGACGAGCTCAGGCGCGACCCCGACGTCAAGGTCGTCGAGAACGAGACGGTCGTCGACGACGCCGAGTGCCTCGCGCAGTTCAAGAACTCGACGCTCGACTTCATCATCGCCAACCACGTCTTCGAGCACACGCGCAACCCGCTGAAGACGCTGCAGGTCTGGTTCCTCAGGCTCAGGAAGGGCGGCATCGTCTACGCCGCGATCCCCGAGAAGACGAAGACCTTCGACGCCCCACGGCCGGTCACGCCGTTCCAGCACCTGCTCGACGACTACGCCTGCGCCGAGACCGACGACGAGGCCCACTACCGCGACTGGCTGTCGACGATCGACGGCCTCACGGGCGAGGCGCTCGAGCGCCAGGTCGCCGTCTGCGTGGCCGCGAAGTCGAACATCCACTTCCACGTCTGGACGCGCGACTCCATCCTCGAGATCCTGCACTGGGCCCAGCACAAGGCGAAGCTGTTCGAGACCGTCGAGCTCGTCACCAACGGAGCGGAAGAGATATGCATCCTGAAAGCACTGTGAAGTCCTTTGCCGACATCACCGGACCGAACGACCACCACCGGCACGGCAACCACGAGTGGGAGCAGCGGGGCGTCCTGCATTTGCCCGGGCTCATCCCCGACGAGCTGATCGACGGATACGTCGAGGAGCGGCGCCGCCTGCTAGGGGGAACTCCCAAGTGGCGCCCGGGATGGAACGATCCAGTCCCATACCTCCGCGTGGAATCCATGCGACGATTGGCCCTCTACAGGCCGCTGACCGAAGCGATTCGAGGGCTGATAGGATCTGAGCCTGGGCTTCACCTGTGCCTGACGGGCTTTGAGTCGACGGAGCGGGCGTGGCACCAGGACCGCTACCTGAACCCGGAAGGGGTAGGGGAGCGGTACATCGCCGCGTGGATCGCGCTCGACGACGTGTCACCGGACGCCGGCCCCTTCGAATACGCACCAGGCTCCCATCTCTGGCCGGTCATCGAGCGTGAGAAGGTTTGGGCCGCGATGCGGGACATGGACCAGGATCCGACGCGCCCCACATGGCCATCGGACAGTCAGCACTGGGTCGGCGCCGCTTGCGAAGCTGAGATCGAAGCGCGAGGCGCCACGGTGGAGAAGTTCCTGGGCAAGCGGGGCGACGTGCTGCTCTGGCACGCCAGCCTCATCCATCGCGGCAGCAAGCCACTCGATCGGCAGGTCGAACGCCGCGCACTCATTTCCCACTACTCCTCGATCCATGCCCGTCCAGATATGCCCCACTTGAGGCGGATTGAGAACGGAAGTTTTTACTTCGAATTCGCCCACGGCTACGCCGAGCCGGCCGAGTCGACCCACCGCTCGATGTAGGCAGTGTTCCACGTGGAACACCGCGCTATCGCTGCCTAAAATACCTGTTTACAGCCATGACTATTTGCGTTATTATTTAGTCACGTTGCGCACTTTAGCGTTTACAGCGATGCAATCATCATACAAAGGAGTCCTCAGTATGAAGAAAACGATCATGGAAAAGCTCGGCCTCGAACCCGTTCGTAAACTGAATCGGTCTATATGCCTAGCGCGGGTCAAGGAACTGCGCCGAAAGCTCGACGCCGAAGACATCTCCTCGCGCCTCGTTCCGCAGGCCCAGTACTACGCCCGCTGGTATGCTTGGATGGCGCGTAACGGGGGGACTCGTGCCAAGAAAAAAGCAGCGGCCTAAGCCGGACATGGCGGTCCTAGGGCCGAGCAGGTGGACGCTGCCCGAGCGGCGCGTCCACCTGTGCCTCGTCCGGAACCGCGTTCCTCACCGTTGCCACTTTCAGATCCCAGGGACGAAGAGGTCAGCCGACTTTAAAGTCGGCGACCTCCTCGTCTTCGTCGACGGCCGCTTTTGGCACGACCCCATGCACCGCACCCGGACGATGTCGCCCTACTGGCGCGACAAGGTCGCCCGGAACGCCCTGCGCGACCGCGAGACGCGCCTGATCTGCCGGCGCCTGGGCTACCGCGTGGTCCGGCTCTGGGACGACGACCCGAGGCTGCTCCCTAAACTGAAGGCATCCCTATGAGGCTGATCGCTATGTCCGACAACGGCCTGATCTTCCTCCTGACCCTGCATGAGCTCCGGACGATCCTGTCCGCGCTCGAAATTGCCGACTCAGCCGGCAAAGTCTGCGACCCGCCGTCCCGGCGGTTCCTGAACGTCATGAACGACCTGCACGCGCTCATCGCACTCTCAAAGGCAGGAGCCACTGGCGCAGCACCTGGTCGGCCACCCTCTGCATCATAAAGGGCGGCACGCTCATGCCGAGCAGGTACTGGGGTTTGACTCCCAGGAACGCGTAGTCCTCGGGGAACGACTGCGCGCGGATCAGCATGCGCGAGTCGGTCCTCCTGGGCTTGTCCCAGAGGTAGAACCCCGCGTTTCCGTCGGACGCGCAGAGCGTCGGCGCCGGGCGGTCCGGGTGCAGCTTAATCGCCGTGAACCAATGGCCTTTCGGGTGCCCCTTCGAGAACGCCTGCCCGGGGCCGACCCGGTGCCACCAGTGGGCCTGCTGCGCGGTGATCTCAAGTCCGTCCATGGGCAGGCCAAGCCAGGCCTCGCGGACGGAGATGGGCCGCTCGGCGAACGGGAGCTCGATCCGCGGAAGCGCCAGGTCCGTGCGGCGGGCGACGAAGAACGTGCGCTCGCGCGACTGGGGAACGCCCATGCGCGACGAGTTCAGCAGGAACAGCTGACAGTCGTAGCCCGCCCTCCTGAACGCCTCGAAGATCTCCTTCACGTAGCCGCGGGCCTTGCCGATGATCAGGCCCTTCACGTTTTCCGCGATGACGGCCTTCGGGCGCATCCGCTCGGCGATGTCGATGAAGTGGAAGAAGAGGTCGTCGAGCACCTGCTTGACCTGCCCCTCCCTGAACCGCTTCGCGTCGCCCCAGGCGTCCTCCCTCGATCCGGCCATCGAGAACGACGAGCACGGCGGCGACCCGTCGAGCACGTCGATATCGCGCAGGCCCTGCGGCAGGTCGCCTGCGATGCCCTTGAACTCCTGGACGCCCATGAGGTAGGAATGCTCCGGCCGGTGGTTCGCCCGGTACAGCTCCATCATATGAGGGTCGATCTCGACGCCGCCCAGCACGCGGTAGCCCGCGAGCTTGTATCCCATGCTCGACCCGCCTCCGCAGTGAAAGCAGGAGAACACGGTCGGCGCATCCGTTTCGGGAGGCTCTAGGTCGGCGAGCCGCCAGGGCCCCGTCCTAAGAGGTCTTGGCTGCATCGTCGAATCCGAAGCCGCAGCGCGGGCAGGTGTGCTTAAAGTCCTGGAACGAGCCCTCGGGCATTTCAGTCGAGCCCGCCTTCTCGGCGGGGGCGCCCCCCGGCGAGCCGGGGTCGGAGCCGTTGATCGACGCGAGCACGCGCCGGGCCTCGTCCATGTCCATGCCCGTCAGGGTCAGGTCCGCCTCCATGCGCTCGAGCGTGCCGAGCTCGAAGGCCAGGAGCGGGTAGTCCCAGGCGCTCTCGGCGACCTTGTTGTCGGCGATGCGGAACGCCGTCGCCTGCGCCTCGGTCAGGTGCTCGGCGATGACGACGGGAACCGTCGGCAGGCCCAGCGCCACGGCCGCGAGGTAGCGCCCGTGCCCGGCGATGATCACGCCGTCGCGGTCGAGGATGATCGGCACCAGGAAGCCGACCTCGGAGATCTGCTTGGCGATCCTGTCGACCTGCTCCTTCGGGTGGGTCTTCGCGTTGCGCGCGTACGGCTGGATGTGGCCCAGGGGCTTCTCGAACACTCTCAATTGGTTCATTTCTCTGCCTTTCGTTTGAAGTAGAACGCCCTCGTATCCTTCTTCCGGAACTGGTCGAGGTCAAGCCCAATGAGCTCGGGTATGACCGAGTAGTCGACCGTGCCCTTCCTCGTCTGCCATCCGAAGACGGCCTCCCCGCACTCCGTTTTCTCCCTGTCGCCTGCAACCGTTTTGAGCTTCTGCTTCAGGGCCTCAAAGCGCGCCTCGGCCGCGTTCGCCTCGGCCTGCGCCGCGAGCGCCTGGGCGACGAGCGCCTCGACCTCCTGCTCGCCGATCTGGGGCGTATCCTCATGCCGCTCGGCCGGCGCCTCGGCCCGGGCCAAGGACAGCGGCGCCATCGGACGGGTCCAGGCTCGCCACTCCGCGATCGGCGCCTTCGCCTGGACGTGGCGCCAGAAGAGGTCCGATCGCTCCCTGAGCTCGAGCTGCATCGCCTCGTCGGCGCGCACCGGCACGACGGCGTACGTCCCGTCGCTCCCGTACGACACGTAGTCGGCCCACTGGACGCCGGCGATCATCATGAGCCACTGCACCTGGGGCATGTACTTCTCGGGCACGATACCCGCCTCGCGCGCGGCGACGTGGTCCTTCATGTTGCCGGCCTTGATCTCGATGATGCGGCCCACCGACCCGTCCTCGGGGTTCCTGAACTCGCGGTTGATCCCGTCGAAGCTCGCGCGGCGGTGCGGGGCCTGGGCGTCCTCCTGGACGTCCTCCTTGAAGCTCGCGCCCTGCCGCCAGTTCTGCTCGTACCAGTAGCGGATCTTAGGCTCGAGCTCCGTGCCGCGCGCCATCGCGGCCCTCTGGTGCGGGCCGAACGTCGGCTTCCAGAGGCCCAGCTTCTCCTCGTACAGCTGGAAGGCGTCCTTCCAGGGCGAGCACCCGAGCAGCACCGCGGCGTCCGATGACCCGAGCCCCTTGCCGCGCCACTCGCGCCACGCCTCGGTGCCCTGCGCCCTCCACGGCTCGCCGCCATCCTTCGCGAGGACGGCCTTCGCCTCATCCTGGCTCGCCGCCTCGACCGCCCCAGCCTCTCCCCATGAAACGTCCATATCTATCTCCTTTGTTTAAAAACCGATGTCGGCCGGAGCGCCCGGCCGGGCGTTCGCCCCGAAGTCAAACGACGCGTCCTCTTCGCCGCCGAAGCCCACCGGCGCGCTCGGCGTCTCCTCCGACAGCCTGCGCACGGACAGCACGCGGTCGTACTTGCCCTCGAGCCTCTTGACGACCTCGAACGATCCCTGGACGACGACCTCGCCCTCGAACGGAATCCCCGGGATCGACGCGTCGAGCGCGCCCAGCCTCTGCTCAAGCCGCTCCATCGCCCAGGGGCTCGTCGTCACGAAGAACTCGGACACCCCGCCGTAGCCCCAGCGGGTCGATATGCCCCGGTCCTGGTAGGTGATCCTGACGCAGAGGTTGCCCGACCTGGCCACGTGCATGCAGATCGACACGGGGCCCAGCGTCTCCGTCTCGGGCCGGTTCGCGTCCGACAGGATCTTCGCCGTCGTGTCCGCGCGCTTCGTCAGCTTCTCGGTGACGGGCTCCGGCGGCGGGAACGCGTGCCCGCACTCGGGGCACTCCCGGTGCCCGCCCGGGATCCAGGACATGCACCTCGGGCAGCACTTCAGCACCGCGTCGCCTTCCTTCGCCTTGCCCTTCACCTTCGGGTCGTCGAGCGGCCCGAGCTCGCGGACGACCTGGCCGTAGTCGAGGACGAGGCAGTCGCGCTTGCCCTCGCACGTCCGCAGTCCGCGGCCCACGGTCTGGACGTAGAGCACGGGGGAGCGCGTGGGGCGCATCAGCACCACGGCGTCGATCGGCGGGTGGTCGAACCCCTCGGACAGCACGGAGACGAAGACCATGTGGCGGCAGGAGCCCGCCATGAAGGCCGCCAGGCTCGCGTCCCGCGTCGCACGGTCCTGTTTGGAGTGCACCTGCGTCGAGATCTCGCCCTCGCGCATCAGCATGTCGGTGACGCGCGAGCAGTGCTCGATGTTGGCCGTCGCCCAGGCGACGCTCTGCCTGCCCCCGAGCTTCGAGAGCGCGTCCCTGACCTGCGCCCTCACCTTGTCCTCGTCGCTGACGAGGGCGTCGACGTCCTCCTGCATGTACTCGCCGGCGCGCGTCCTGAGCGAGTCCGTGTCGAACGCGCCCTCGCCCTGCCTCAGCACCGGGCGGCAGAGGTAGCCCATGGCGATCATGTCCTGGATCGTCTTCCTGTAGCACAGCGACCTGAAGAACATGTCCTCGCCGTAGATCAGGCCCTTCGACCTGAACGGCGTCGCCGTGAAGCCGACCACCTTCAGCATCGGGTTCTCGGCCCGCGCGCGCTCGATGAATCGGAGGTAGGCGCCCTGCCGCTGGTCGAAGTTGTGGGCCTCGTCCACGATGAGCAGGCTCATCCTGGGCGCCCGGATCGTGTCGATCGACTGGATCGACGCGATCGTGACGGGCCGCCCGAGCTCCTTCCTGCCCAGGCTCCCGCAGTAGACGCCCAGGTGCCTGCGCTCGATCACGCGCGCGAGCGCGCGCTCGGTCTGGTTGACGAGGTCGACGCGCCCCATGACGACGCCGCACCGGATGTCGGGCTTCACGTCCATCGCGCGCCTGAGCAGGTGCGAAAAGCACATGGTCTTGCCGCCGCCCGTGGGCAGCTGCGCGAGGGCGGTGGGGCCCGTGTGGATCGCGCTCCAGACGGCGTCTATGAGCTCAAGCTGGTAGGGTCGTAGCTGCATGGCATGATTTAATTCCTTGTGTTTAAAAAAATAGCGGCCGTCGCGTCCTCGCCGTTTAAGGCCCCTACGACTACGTCCCTGCGGGGACGTAGTCGTAGGGGCCCACCGCTGACCGTCAGGTCATCCGAACGGGTTTGACGCCGGGCCCGCGGCCGGCGCCGCGGCCGGCATGCCCATCGGGTCGGCCGCCGAAACAGCCGACGCGGGCAGGGCGCCGTACGCCTTCACGCGGGCCTGAGAGGCGTAGCCCGGGCTGTCCTCGACCTTCGTCCGGACCGTGCCCTTGAGGCCCACGAGCTCCTGGCTCGACTCCAGGCGGTTGACGTTCGGATGGCCGAACGCCTTCATCATGCCCTTGATCTGCCCGAGCCCGATCTGGACCGCCTGGGGGTTCGCGTTCTTGATGTTGAACTGGTCGAAGATCACCCGGCCGCGGCAGGCGCCGTCGAGCACCTTCAGCTGCACCTTGATCATCTCGCCGCCCGTCTTCGTCGGCGAGACCTCGGCCTTGTCCACCATCACGCTGTACGTCCCGTCCGGGACGGGCCCGCCCTGCTCAACCACTCCGCTTAAATCGATCATGCTTTTTCTCCTTCTTCGTTCGTTGGGTGCCAATCGATCTCCTCACATGAGGATCTCGAACCTCTCTATGATCTCGTCCACTGCCCGCCGCTGCCTCTCCGTCACGAACCCGGCGTCCGTGATCTGGCACAGGACGTTCTCGATGAGCGTGGAGTCGAAGCTTCGGCCGGGGTTCTCGTTCGACCACTCCAGGATGCGGTAGCACCGCTCCTGGTACTGGTCCAATATTGCGAGCTCGCTCACGCGAGCCCCCTGCTCAGCTCCTCGGCGAGCGCCATCGCGCCCTCGAGCGGCAGGGCGGGGTTCGTCTTCAGGATCTTCTTCAGGACGTCGAACCTGTCAACGCCCCTGGGCGCTGGACCGACCTCCCCGCGCTTGGCCGCGTGCGCGGCCCTGCGCTCGGCGATCGTCTCGGGCTTGCACCGCTTGACGTGGTTCTTTCCGCCATGGGTGCAGGTGGACAGGGCGTGCTGGATCGTGGCCCACTCCTCGTCAGAGAAGGGGACGGTTCCGTTCTCCCCCTGGGTCAGCGTCTCGGGGCTGATCCCCAAGCGCTTCGAGGCGTCCATAATGCTGAGGCCCTTCAGCCTCCTCATGCTGAAGAACGAGTCGACCCTCGGGTTGCCGTTAGCCATGGGCCGCCTCCGTCACTTCCCGATTCACCTCGGCCAGCATCGGCTCGACGGCGGCCGAGTGGGCCGCCTTGACCTGCGCCGCCGCGGCCTTCCCCTGCGCCGCCGCGGCCTTCCCCTGCGCCGCCGCGGCCTTCCCCTGCGCCGACAGGTCGGCGACGAGCGGGGCGCTCCGGATCTTCCGGACGACCGCGCCCAGGTCCGCGGGCTCAAGGCGCGCGAGCCGCCCCGAGCGGTCCTTCGGGAACGAGACCTTGTCGGTCTTCTGCGTGAGCAGCATCCGCACGTGGCGCCCCCCGGCGTCCTGCTCGGGCGTCACGCCCAGGTAGAAGATCTCGTCGAAGAGCGACGGCAGCACGTGTGCGAACTTCCCCGTCATGTCGATCGACATCGTGGTCCGGTTGTCCGAGTCGGTCTCGTTCTTCACCAGCGCCGAGAAGACGACGTTGTAGTGGGGGAGGTCGCGGAACGCCTTGCACAGCCCGCGCATCCGGGTAGAGAGCTCGCCGTACTTCTTGATCGTGTTGGCCGGGCCCTGGAAGTCGGGCTGGCTCTCCAGGAACTCGAGCACGTTCTGGTTGATCTCCGTCAGCGAGTCGATGAAGAGCCACTTGTACCTGGCCATCGTCTCGGGCAGCGAGACGTACTTGAAGACCTCCACCAGCCGCGCGACGCGGTCCTGCTTCGGCACCTCGATCCACGCCTTCCTGTCCTCGTCGAACCTGCGCTGCAGCTCGATGTAGTCGACGCTCGACCCGCGGAGCGTCAGCAGCCCCGCCTCGGCCGAGACCAGGAGCACCCGCTCGCCCAGGGCCTGCTCGATCGTCCTCGCGAGCGTCGTCTTCCCGTTGCCGGCCTCGCCGGCAACGACTATCTTGATCGCCGGCGCTTCCGCGTCGAGCGTGTTCTGGATCCTCATTTCGCTTCTCCCCTTCAGTTTTAGTTGTACGTTGAGTGCCTGTTGCGCTTAATAGGTTGATCTATGTCCCTTGTAAACAAGAAAAAACCGGAGCGGCGATTTTTAGTCCGCCGCTCCGGTTCCCTAGGCACCCTGCAACAGACCGCGCGCGCGCGGAGAGGAGAGTGAGACGTGTTTAACCGATACCGCGAGATGGGTCTATCCCTGATTCCGATCAAGCCCGGCACGAAGATGCCCGACGTCGGCAACGAGTGGCAGCGCTTCTGCGACCGCCTGCCGACCGAGGAGGAGTGCGACCGCTGGGAGCGGTCCGGCGCCCGCGGCTACGGGCTCACGCTCGGGCGCGCGTCCCGCGTGCTCGCCGTCGACATCGACACCGACGACCCCAGGGTGCTCGAGGCCGTCAAGCCCTCGCCCGTCAGGAAGCGCGGCAGGAAGGGCGAGACGCGCTTCTTCCGCTACGACCCCGAGGTCCAGTCGTGCAAGGTCGCGGGCATCATCGACGTCCTCTCGCACGGGCGCCAGACGCTGCTGCCGCCCACCGTCCACCCCGAGACCGGCAAGCCCTACCACTGGGTGACGCCCGACACGCTCGAGGGGATGACCGCCGACGAGCTGCCCGAGTTCACCGCGAAGGACCTCTCCGACCTCCGCTCGGCGCTCGAGACCCAGAGCACCGAGGCGATCTCGACGGCGGGAGTCCAGGTCGCCGGCGGCCCGTGGAGGAACGACGACCCGAAGCGCCTCAGCCCGCACGGCTCGCACGACCGGCTCAAGTGCATCGCCAACGCCCTGATCGCCCGCGGCGCCTCGCCCGACGAGGCGATCCGCGAGCTCATCCGCTACGACGAGGAGAACCACCTGCCCGTCGGCTACTTCAGGGACCAGACGCGCGGCGACTGCTTCGCCGACCCCGTCTCGAACGCCCTCTTCTTCTACGCCTCGAACATGAAGACCTTCAACCGCAGGCAGGTCGTCTCGGGCGGCGCGCCCGCCGTGCCCACGATCTCGGGCTCGGAGCTCCTCGACGTCTCGGCCCTGGCTCCCGCCGGCCAGGCCTGGCGGCAGACCGCCTGGCCCGAGCCCAAGGGCGGCCTCAGGCTCGTGCGCGAGCTCATGCGCGGCGCCTCCTACCGAGACATCCCCGCCCTCTCGCTCGGCGGCGCGATCTCGCTCGGCGCAGCCGTCGTCTCGAACCGCCTCAAGCTCAAGGACTCCTGGCCCAACTGCTACGTCCTCAACGTCGCCGGCACCGGCTCCGGCAAGAACACCCCCTACAAGGTCATCAAGCGGATCCTGTCGCCCGAGCACGGGCTCGACCACCTGATCGGATCGGGGGGCTACAAGTCCTCGCCCGCGATCGTCAAGGACCTGCTCGGCAGGCGCGAGCGGCTCGACCTCATCGACGAGTGCTCGGCCCTCTTCGACATGATCCGCACCGGCGGCAGCTTCCAGTCCGACATGATCGACGTGCTCAACATGCTCTGGACCGACTCCTCGACCCTCTTCATCGGCCCCGAGGGCATGATGAAGGAGAAGGTCTCCGTCTGGCACCCGTGCGTCTCGGCGCTCCTGTCGACGACGCCGCTCGGGCTATCGAGCTCCGTCAACAAGGGGTTCATGTCGAAGGGGTTCCTGCCCCGCACGCTGATCTTCCACGAGGCCGAGTACGGCGCCTACCGCGACGAGCCCGTCCTCGACGAGGGCGCGCTCGCCCGCGCCGTCTCCCTCTTCGCCGAGGTCCAGGCCGTGTCCGGCGACCAGGCGGGCAAGCGCAACCTCATGGCCCCTAAGCCCGACCCGCGCGAGATCCCGATCGACCGCGCCGGCGACGCACTCCTGCGCGACTACTGGCGCCGGCAGGCCGAGGACATCGAGAAGGACATGCCCGAGTTCGAGCGCGACTTCATGACCCGCCGGGGCGAGCACGTCACCAAGCTCTCCCTCATCCACGGGGCGCTTAACGGCCTGCGCGTCAACGAGGACGACGTCCGGTGGGCCATCGACACCGTCGCCGCAGTCTGGCACAACTCGCTGCCGCTCCTGCCCACGCTCTCGGCCGAGAACGCCCAGGAGTCGAACACCATGCGCGTGCTCGCCATCATCCGCAAGGCCGGCTCCGTCGAGCACTCCCACCTCATCGGCCGAACGCGGTTCCTGAAGACCCCGGAGAGGAACGAGATCCTCGCCTCGCTCGAGGCCGAAGGCAAAATCCGCGGCACCCTGTCGAAGACCTCCGGCAAAGTTTGGCATACAGTATAGGTCGGGTAATCGAAAAAAATACCCCCTCGTCTGACACGCAATACAGGACCGTTTAAAACGGTCGATAAGGCGTAATCGTAATTGTTGTATTATATATATATATATTATTATATATAAAGAACCTATAGATAGCCTAATAAGGGGTGTTACAATCGTACAATCGTACAATCGGCCCCTACAAAACCCCTGGGTCGCGACTTCACGCGTCATAGTCAGGTATTGTCGATGCATCGCGTTTCATTCTGGTCGACCAAAATGAACGATTGACGCGAAGCGGCCGGCTTTTCTGTTTACAGGCGGCCGGAACGGGTGTTTACCGAAAGGACACTAGGCAACTGTAACTTTCGGGGGGAAGAGGCATGAAGCAGCGACCGCGGTCCGTTGAGCGGACCCAAGAGGAATTGAACGAGCGCTTCCGCGCGTGGGCCCGGCTCATGCCGGCGGAGGATGACGGTTTACGGCACTACGCCGCCCGCCAGGCCGCTTGGCACCGCTACTGCGACGCGAGGGACGGGTTGCCCGACGGAGCGTCCTCAGAGGCCGCCCAGGGCCCTCTGGCGAAGGGCGAGCAGTTAAGCCAGCTCGACATGTTCCGGCGGAGGCAGGCATGAGCGAGGCCATCCGCATCGCCGCGTTCGTCGCGGCAACCGCCCTCTGCGTCGCCTACCTACTCTGGCTCGACACCCGGAGGGACGTATGACCTTCGAGGCCGTCAAGCGGAACACCCAGGCGCTCCAGCGCCGCATCATCCTCGCCGACCCGGCGACGCTCCGCGAGTGCGCCGACCGGCTCGAGCACGCCGCCAAGGCCTCCCAGCACGGCGAGAGCATCCTCTGCGAGTTCGCCCCAGGGATCGCCATCATCTTCAAGCCCGAGCCCTCCTCGCGCGTCTACGACTACGTCGAGAGCCGCACCATCGGACGGGAAGACGAGGCCACCCTATGACGAACGTCCAGTCCATGAGGCCCAAGAACTGGCCGGTCGACACGCGGCTGGTGAAGAGGCTCCTCATCCGGCTCATGACCAGAAACACGCTCGACCGCACCGAGGCCATGCTCCAGCGCGCCCAGCTTACCCAGAACTTCCAGACGCTCGACTCCGTGCCCGAGGCGCACCTGGGCAACTGCATGCAGATCATCGACCGCGCGGCGCATGAGGGCAGGCCCACGACCTTCGAGGCGGGCCTCGTCTTCGGCGTCACGATGACCCTCGCCGCCCGCGGCGTCAACGGCCGCGGCATGCTCGAGCAGATGCTCGCCGACATCCAGGTCCAGCAGGAGCTCCCGCCCGAGGAGCGGCCCGCCAACGCAGTAAAACCCCAAGAAGTGCTACCGACCGAACCGGAGGCCTAATGGCCCTCTCCATCGCAGTGTCCGCCCTCGCCCTCACCTGGGGGCTCGCCCGGATCGCCCGGGCCATCGAGACCCACGCCTGCGCCCGCCTCATCGGCGACGAGCAGCCCAACCCGACCCTAGGCCTAAGCCTCGCGGTCGACAACACGAAGGAGAATACATGATCAAAGAACACAACATGAAAGAGGCGGCCCACGTCCTCGGCTGCTTCGGCCAGGGGACGCGCGCCGTCGCCGTATCCGTCATGCACGCCAACGGCGAGGTCAAGACCTTCCTCGGCGGCGCCGACGGGGACCTCCTCGCCATGGGCGAGCTCGTCTCCGAGATCTCGAAGCTCAAGATGCTCGGCATCATGAAGCAGCCCCTGCCCTCGCCCATGGGCCCGGCCGTTAAGGGAGAGCCGCAATGATCCGCCTCGCCTGCCACGTCCCGAACCCCCACGACGCCACGGCCTGGTACCGCGCCGTCTCCCCCCTCGCCCACATGAGGAAGCGCGGCTTCCCCGTCCAATACGACCTCATCCGCGAGTGGTCGGCCCCCGCCGTCATGGGCTACGACGCCGCCTTCTTCCAGCGCCCCTGCACCGCGCCCGAGCTCGAGGCCATCCGAATCTGCAAGCGCCTCTCCATCCCCGTCATCGTCGACTACGACGACCTGCTCTTTGACCTCCCCGTCGACAACCCCGCCTACCAGCACTACATGAACCAGGAGACCCAGTCGCGCATCGTCACCATCATGCGCGAGGCCGACTGCCTCTGGGTGTCGACCCGCGAGCTCAAGCGCTGCATCCAGCTCCCGCGCGGCGGGCTCAACGACAAGGTCTACGTCGTCCCGAACGCCCTCGACGACGTCCACATGGTCACCGGCAGCCGCGGCCTGCCCCCGCCCGTTGAGAGGCGACAGGGCGCCGTCGTCTGGCGCGGATCGGCGACCCACGAGCAGGACATCATGACCTACGCCAAGCAGCTGGCCGAGGCCGCCGAGGCCTCGCCCAAGACCTCCTTCGTCTTCGTCGGCTACAACCCCTGGTTCCTCACCAAGCACATGCGCCCCAAGCAGGCCGTCGTCTCCGGCGCCATGCCCGTCGGCGAGTTCATGGACTTCCTCTACGCCACCGCCGCCCGCGTCGGCGTCGTCCCCCTCCACCCCTCGCGCTTCAACCTCTGCAAGTCCAACATCGCCTGGCTCGAAATGACCTGGGCCGGCGGCGTCGTCCTCGCCCCCGACTGGGAGGAGTGGCGCCAGCCCGGCGTCGTCACCTACCGCGACGAGGACGGCTTCAAGGCGGGCCTCATGGCGTTGACGGCCATGGAGCCCGCCCAGCTCGAGGAGCTCCACCGCATGTCCTGGAACCACATCGTCAAGCGCTTCACGCTCTCCGCGGTCAACCCGATCCGCCAGGCGACCCTCACGGCCGCGCTCGGCAGGTCCGAGTGGCCCGAAGGGCACCAGCGCATCGAGGACCCCGACGAGGCCGCCATGGAGCTGGAGTGACCAGTTACGACTGCTGGCTCTGCGGCCGCGGGCTCAGCGACGACGAGGTCGACGCCGACGAGGGCGAGTGCTTCCGCTGCATGGACGGCTTCGACGTCGACGGCTTCGACGACGACGACGAATAATTATTAAACAAGGAAAGTGTATGCGAATCCAGTTCATTTTGAAAAGGAACGAGGTCTACTCGTTCGTGTCCTACTGCCGGAGGAGCTCCGGTCTCTGGAACTCGGTCAGCTTCGTCGCCGAGGGCCTCCGCGCCCGCGGCGTCGAGTGCGACATCGTCGAGGTCAGGGACAACAACGACATCGACCGCGAGGTCTCGCGGTTCAGGCCAGACAAGGCCATTATCGAGGCCCTTTGGGTCGTCCCCGAGAAGTTCGACGTGCTGAAAAGGCTGCACCCGGGCGTCGAGTGGCACGTCCACCTACACTCCCACATGGTCTTTTTAGCCATCGAGGGGATAGCCATGGAGTGGATCAGCGGCTACGCCCAGCGCGGCGTCGGGATCATCGCCAACTCCGACGCAAGCCACCGCGCCCTGCTGACCGTCCTCAGCGAACGCCAGGTCGTCCTCCTCCACAACGTCTACGAGGGAACTCCCCGCAGGCGGGACTTAAAAGACGCGCCGTACGGATGGCTGAACATCGGATGCTTCGGCGCGATCCGGCCGCTCAAGAACCAGCTGCTCCAGGCCATGGCCGCCATCCGCTTCGCCGAGGAGAAGGGCCGGCTGCTCAAGTTCCACATCAACTCCACCCGCACCGAGACCGGCGGCGAGCCCGTGCTGAAGAACCTGCGCGCCCTGTTCGAGGGCTCGCAGCACGCGCGGCTCGTCGAGCACCCCTGGATGGAGCACGACGAGTTCGTCGACGCCATGGCGCCCATGCTCGACATCGGCATGCAGGTCTCCCTCACCGAGACCTTTTCGATCGTCTCGGCCGACTACACGACGGCCGGCATCCCGATGGTCGTCTCGAAGGAGATCTACTGGGCCTCGCGCCTCTGCATGGCCCAGGACGACTCGATCGACTCCATGGTCAAGGTCATGCACCGGGTGTACCAGTGGCAGCGGCTCGTCGACTGGAACCAGCGCCTGCTGCGCAGGCACTCGAGAACGGCCCTGCAGGCGTGGCTCGCGTTCGCGAACGCATAATCAACAGGAGGGATTGAACCCATGAGCAACGACGATTTCAAGCAGCGGGCGAGGGAAGAGGCAGAAAAACAGGCCGAACTTTCGATTGAATGCACATGCGACCCCGCTCACCCATTCTACGACTGCGGGACCTGCTTTTATCATTGGAGTACAACTGAACAGTTTGTTTACGCGCACGGAAGAGGCGCCGAGTGGGGCCGCTCCGACGAACAGCTCCGGAACCTGGGACGGAAAAACGAAAACGTCGAATGGGCGATGAAACAGGTGGTGGATTTACGTGCCCAGCTTGCCGCGAAGGACGCGAAGCCTTGAACATCGCCGTCACCATCCAGGGCCTGCCCCGCATGGCCAACGGCGGACACGGCAGCTGGCAGAGGGGCGCGCGAGAGCGCAGGGAATGGAAGGTCAGGGTCGCGCGCGAGCTCATCGGCCTCGCCCCTGCGGTCCCCCTCGACCGCCTCTACGTCCGCTTCACGCGCTGCTCGTCCGTCGAGCCCGACTACGACGGCCTGGTCCACGGCTTCAAGCCCGTCAGGGACGCCCTCGTCCGCTACGGCTTCGTCGTCGACGACAGGAACCAGAACGTCGTCGCCGAGTACCTCTGGAAGCGCACCCCCTTGAGGAAAGGCCACATCCGTGTTGAGATGTCGAGTGAGCCCATGCTATTCCGTGAACGGATCGAGCGGCCGGAGGGGGGCTAAGCCCTCCGGGTTTTACTGGCCTCGGCGCTCCCGAGCCAACGGTGCGAGCCCGTAAGTATCGATCCGAGGAGACAGGACTGACCCCGTAGCTCAGTGGGTAGAGCGGCTGGGACCGACACCCAGCAGGACGCAAGTTCGAGCCTTGCCGGGGTCGCCTTCTTCACGTAGGATTCATCCCATGGCGCTACGCTGGATACTCGACAGACCCCAATACGGACCCGACGGCCTCGTGACGCTCTTCCGCGGCGACGACTTCCTGCTGACCGGCAAGATCGTGAACCTCATCGGCTCCTACCATGAGCCCGTTGACGTGTCTCAGTACGCCGTCTCGGGCTTCTTCCCGTCCGCGTCCGGCGGCCCGGACATCCTGGCGCCTGCCGTCACCGGCCCGTGCGGCGCCATATCGGTCAGCCTGCCCGCGGCGTCAACGCCCTTCGTTCAATGCTTTACCGGCGGCGAAGGCCCCTACGTGGTCGCCGCCGACAGCTCCGGGCGCTTGACCACAATTCCCACGTCAGATCAAGCCCTTGCGATCGTGGACCGGGCGTTTACGACTTAAAAATAGCTGTTTACAGCGGTGACCTAGTGCGTTATATTTAGGTCATGAAGCACACCCCTGGACCCTGGACTATTCATTCTAACGGACACCTGCGTCAACTCGACCCGTTCGGAAAAAACCACATCCCTCAGAACGATGCGGACAAGCGCCTAATAGCCGCTGCGCCCGACCTCCTCGCCGCCCTGAAGCTCGTGTCGGGCGCGCTGCCGCCGCAATGCGCGGTGACACTCGATATCGTCAGGCGCGCCATTGCCCAAGCGGAGGGCGAGTCATGACCCTGTTCCAAAAGCTCTACTACCTGGCCGCCTTCGGGCCCGCGACCGTCATGGTCCTCCTGATGATCCGGGAGGCGATCAATGGCATCGGAAAGATGTTCTACTGACGACCCGCGCGTCCGCGAGCTCATCACCGCGGCCCTCCAGCTCGTCGAGGAGCTAGAGACAGTCCATGGCCCGCACTTTTGGACCTGGTGCCGGGTCATGGAGGCGATCGACGCCTTCAAGCCGTTGACATTCGACGTACGACGTGGCGTACTACGGCCATGGAAGAACCCCGTCCCCTAACCTCCGTCCACGAAGCCCTCACTAACGCCGTCCACGCGTCGCGCCCGCTCCCCGGGAAGCCCACATCGTTCCGCCTCGAGGACGACGTCAAGGGCCAGGCCATGTCCATCTGCGAGCGCCACGGGACCAACCTGTCCGAGTACCTCCGGCAGTGCTGCGTCGCCCTGGTCTCCGACTACACCGACCCCCAGAGGGGCTGATGCACCGTGGCGGAGCCTACCCGCGCGAAGTTTACCCCGTTCCCCAAGAAGCGCAACCCCAAGGCTGACAAGCAGGGCGGCCGCCCCGTCATCGACGTCGAGAAGGTACGCGACCAGTACGTCAACGGCAGGGACTACTCCTGGACGGCGTTCTGCCGCACCCACAACTACGACGTCGGCCGCAGGTCAGACCTCTTCCGAGAGGGCAAAAACCATAACTGGGTCGAGTGGAAGACCGAGTGGCAGAAGAGGCAGCTCAACGTCTACGACGAGGAGCTGACGCCCGAGCTCCTGAGCACCGCCGCCGTCGTGACCCGACAGCGCATCGCCTACGTCAACGACTGGGGCAAGCGGTCGCGCTACCTGAAGACCCTGTTCGACGCCATGGTCGAGAAGCACGGCCGGGACTTCAACCACGACCAGCAGAACATGCTCGCGATCCGAGCCGGCAGGGCGCAGGCCCAGTTCAAGCTCGAGCCCTCCGAGATGTCGGTCATCGCCGCGACCGCCGAGCGGCTCCAGCAGCTCGAGCTCCGCTCCATGCTCGTCGTCGCCGACCCCGAGAAGGTCAAGCGCCTCGAGAAGGAGATCGACCACGAGGTCAACGACATGCCTGAGGTCGACGTCAGCATGATCGGGACGCAGATGACCGCCGACGACACCGTCAGGCTCATGGCGTCCTACTTCGACCAGTTCCAGCCCGACGCGCCCGCGAAGGCGCCCGAGGCCGCGGAGGTGAAGAAAATTGAGTCGGATTAGGTTCAGCCTCACTCCCTACCAGATGGCGGCCGTCTACTCGCCCTACGACCACACCGGCTTTTTCGGGGGCGTCGGGTGCGGCAAGACCTACTCGCTCGCCCACTTCGACATCCGCATGTTCACCGAGCGGCCCGACGTGCCCGGCTTCATCGGCGCAAACTCCTACGACCAGCTGTCGCAGGCGACGCTCCGCGAGCTCTTCGTCTGGCTCGAGGCCTACGGCTTCGAGTACACGATCAACAAGCGCCCGCCAGCGGCCTGGGGGACGCCGTCCCTGGTGCTGCCCAACTATCGGAACGTCATCTCGGTTCGGGTCGGAAAGAAGCGCGTTGCCAACGCGTTTACAAGGGTGCTATCGGATGCCGATGCGCTCAGAGGTATCCAGTTCGGATGGTACTCAGTCGATGAAACGCGGGATACTCCTCAGGACACGCATGACGTCATCCTGTCTCGCATGCGGCGCTACCGAGACCCACGAGGCCTGCTGGGTTCTACCACCAACGGCGAGGACTGGGGATATAAGCGCTTTGCATGTGCTCGACCCGGGCAGCGACTTTATGGGAGCCTGCACGTGCCCACGACCGAGGCCGTCCGGCTCGGGATCCACACGCAGAAGTATCTTGATACCATGCTCGCCTCCTACTCGGAGCTCATGGCTCAGCAGGAGATCTATGCCCAGCACGTCAACGTGCGGGGCGGCCGCGCTTATTATTCTTTCGGCGGCTGGAATCGCAGCCACGTTGCTCCCTGGGGGGACGCCGTGCCTAGCCCTGATCGTCCCCTCATTGTCGGTTGCGACTTTAACTTCGACCCTTCCCCGCACGTTTGGATGGTGGGGCAGATAGGCCCACCGATCTATGGACCCCAAGGCCAGTTCTGGGCGAACCACATCCACTGGTTCGGAGAGCTTTCCCGATCCAGAGCTTCTTCCCCTGAGATGGCGTTCTACTTGCTCAGTCGCTATCCCGGTTTTGTATACCGGATCTACGGGGATCGATCAGGCGCTCGCGCGACCACCTCGAACGCCGGGCGGCACGACTACGCGCAGATCTCTGAGGTCCTGGCTGAGCACGGCTGCGTGTTCAGCGTGGACACGGATCAGAGCAACAACCCGCTCGTCAGGAACCGGATCGAGAACATGAACCGCATGGCGCGCGACGCGCGCGGCGTGACCCAGATGACCTACAGCCCGTCGGCCTGCCCGCTCTTCGACTCGGACGTTAAGATGGTCGGCTGGAAGATGCACACGAACCTAAAGGGCCAGGGGAAGCTCGACGACGGCGGCAACAAGACGCTGACCCACGCCTCAGACGGCGCGGGCTACGCCGTCTGGAAGCTCTTCCCGCCGGGCATGCCTGCGATGATCGTGGCGCCCACTTCCTCCCAGGCCCACCAGCTGCTAACGTCTGAGTAAACAGAGGGGTTGACATGGAGTCGAAAAGTGAGATGCCTAAGGGGAACGGTTTACAGCTCAAGCGGAAGGTCGGAGAGGCCATCCTGCTGACGGTGAACGGAGTCAAGATTAGGGTGACCGTCAGGTGGTCGTCGCGCTCGGAGGTGAAGCTCTCGGTGTTGGCCGACAGGACGGTCAAGATCGACCGATTGGGGGCAATGGAATGCGGATCATGATCACGGGCTACGCGGGGTTCATCGGGAGCAACCTGACCCGCATGCTGATGTCGGACGCCGACACGGTGCTGGGCCTCGACTGCCACACGTACGCGTCTCGGCCCCATTGGGTGTGGGAGACGTTCCGCTCCGAGGAGGAGCGCTTCGTCGAGGCGAACGTCGACCTGCGCGACTTCAAGAGCCTCAGGGCGACGATCGAGCACTTCCGGCCCGACGCCGTCTATCACCTCGCCGCCGAGAGCCACGTCTGCAAGTCCATCGCGGGCCCCAGGGCCTTCGCCGAGACCAACTTCATGGGCACGTTCAACCTGCTCGAGGCCCTGCGCCAGACCGGCTTCAGCGGCCGTATGCTGCACGTCTCGACCGACGAGGCCTTCGGGGAGCTCCAGCATTGGCAGAGCCCCTTCGAGGAGACTACCGCCATCGACCCGCGCTCGCCCTACTCGGCCAGCAAGGCCGCGTCAGACCTCATGGTCCGGGCCTACGTCAGGACGTACGGGCTCGACGCCGTCATCACGCGTTGCACGAACAACTTCGGCCCGAACCAGCACGAGGAGAAGCTCATCCCCAGGGCGATCACCCGGCTCATGGCCAACCAGCCCATGACCCTGCACGGCGACGGCACGCACTCGCGCGACTGGATCCACGTCGACGACCACTGCCGTGCGCTCTACTCCGTCATGCGCTCGGGCATACGGGGCGAGATGTACTGCGTCGGCTCGGGGCTCGAGCTTCCGAACTGGAAGGTCATCGACGAGGTCGCCCAGGCCATGCGCGACGAGATCGGCTGGAAAGGCGAGGCCCGCACCGTCAGGACGGGCGACCGTCCGACGGACGACATGCGCTACGCCGTCAGCACCGAGAAGATATTCGAGCAGTGCGGGTGGGCCGTCGACTCGGGCATCGACTACTTCCGGCGCAGGCTCCGCGAGACGGTCCGCTGGTACTGGGAGAACGCGCCGTGAGGTGGACGGCCTTCGACGAGATCGACGGGTGCGGCGTGCTCGAGTACGGCCGCCACGGCGACGAACGGGGCTTCTTCGAGGAGCTCTACAACCGAAAGGCGATGGCAGATGCCGGAGTCCCCCTCCCCTGGGCGTGGGCCCAGGACAACGTATCCTTTTCTTATGCCGGCGTTCTTCGTGGCTTTCATGTTCAGCGCGCTCATCCCCAGGGGAAGCTCGTTACATGCCTGGCAGGTCGGATTATGGATGTCTGCCTCGATACTCGTCGTGGCTCACCGACTTTTCTCAAGATGACGAGGCTCATCCTGGACGGATCCGAGCCGAGGTCGTTCTACCTGCCCCCCGGCACGGCGCACGCCTTCATCGCGATCACCGACTCCATGGTCCACTACCGCTGCACGACGCCCTACGACAAGGCCAGCGACGGGGGCATCAACGCCACGAGCCCCGAGGTCGCCATGGTCTGGCCGCCCGGCAACTGGACGCGGTCCGAGAAGGACCGGGCCCTCCCCAACCTCGTAGACTACCTGGGCAGTATCGCGTAAGCTCACACCTATGCCCAACTCACCGGACGCAAAAGAGCTGCTGCCAGAGAACGACTACATGTCGCAGTACCTGGACAACTCCGAGTTCGAGGAGATGCTCTACGCCAGGCACGTCGAGATCGAGAGCCTCGAGGACCTGAAGGAGCAGAGGGGCACGCCCATACCGGCCCTCTTCAACCAGTTCTACAAGTTCATCCAGAACCCTTCCGCGGTCTCGGTCGAGACCTTCAAGCGGATGGTCGACACCGACGACACCATCGGATCCGGGGTCGACTTCCTGACCACCTGCCTGGCCGCAAGGCTCGGCAGGTACCAGCACCCCAACAAGGAGATCACCGACCACGTCAACAAGGCGCTGTCGGCCGTCGACGGGGGGTTCTCGAACACGGTGAAGGAGATCATGTCGGCGAGCTGGGCGGGCTTCTACGTCGGCGAGAAGGTTTTCCAGGAGGACCCGGAGCTGGGCTTCATACCGAAGCGCATCGTCCCGCTGCCCCCCTCCACACTGCTATTTGAAACGGAGCGCACGGGTGAGATCAGTTCTGACGGGATCCTACAGTATCAGAGAAATTTTAATCCTTATCTGCTTGGCCGAGGCATTGGTTATTTTGGCGGCTCCACTACTGCCGGGCTGGGCTTTGCGGCTGGCTCTAACTCTCGCCCTGATGTGTTCGCTAAGCTGGGCGATCTGCCGTTTCCGATAAGGACCGCCAACTCGTTCAACTACCTCTCCATCCGCATACCGAAGGCCAAGTGCATCCACTACGCCTTCGACGCGCAGGGGAAGTTCCAGAGCCCCTACGGGCGGTCGCTCCTCCGCCGGTGCTACAAGTACTACGTGATGAAGGACGCGATCCTGCAGATGATGGCGATCGCGCTCGACCGCAAGGGCACTCCGCTGACCGTCGTCTACTACGACCCGAACGCGCCGATCTACGACCCCTCCCGCCTGCCCGACCCGACGAACCAGTCGGGCGCGCGCGGCAACCCGCACGCCGCGATCCACCCCGGCAAGGCCGCCGAGAACGCCATGCGGAACCTGCACAACGACTCGGTGATCTACCTGCCCGGCAAGAAGGGCGAGATCTACACGATCGACGCCCTGTCTCAGTCCTCGAACGCGGCCGACTTCATCGCGGCGCTCGAGTTCTGCAACAAGTCGATCCTGAGGGCGCTCACGATCCCGGCGCTCATCTTCGGCGACGGGCAGGGCGGCTACGCCCTAGGCGAGGTCCACGCCAAGACCTTCGACAAGGTCCTCGACGGCATCAACGCCGGCCTAGAGGACATCCTGCTCAAGCAGTGGGTGCGCGACATCCTGATGCTGAACTTCCCCCGCGCGAACTGGGAGAAGGACGGCCTGGGCGCGTTCTCCAAGCGCGATTTGTCGCAGGACGAGATCCAGAAGGTCATGCAGGTGTTCGAGCAGGGCATCAACTCCGGAGTGATCGACCAGCAGGACCTGAACGACCTCAACAAGATGCGCGACGCCATCGGCTTCGAGGAGCGCGACACGCCGATTGAGGCGCTCAGCCCCATCGGCGAGGACGGCGAAGGCGGCGATGACGATGGCGGAGCCGAAGAGCCCAAGGCCGATGAGAAGAAGATGTTCGGACGGATCGCGGACGTGTTCAAGCGCCTGGCCGGAAGGTAGACCGCGATGAGCTCTCCCCCGCCCTACATACGCACGGTCAACAACCCAACCGGCAACGTCTACATCAACCCGGAGACCAACATACCGACGCAGATCGTGCCCGCGGGCGCGCTCAGCACGTCGGGCGTCTGGGTACCGATCCTGTCGGACGACTCCGGCGTCGTCTACACCCAGGACGGATCTTCCATGGTCTCGGGCACGCCGCACTTCGACGACGCCGAGTTCGAGACGACCCCCGGCGAGCCCCAGACGCTCATCGACGGGGTGGTCCCAGACAACGTCAGCCGCGCCATATCCCAGGTCCAGGTCGTGACGCGCGTCACGGGCTCCTACGCGATCCTCGCCGACGGCGTCATGATCGGATCGGGGCGAACGGGCCCGGGCGGCACCGGGCACTTCACGTTCAGCCCTCCGAGACCCATTGCCGCGGGGGTGGAGTATCAGGTACAGTTTACGAGCCGCTTGAACTCCCCCGTGCAGAGCGTAGAATGCTATCTACAAGCAACCGATAGCGCAGCTTCATAACGGGAGGTCCCATGAGCGTTCCAATAGATGTCCAAGAAGTCTTCTGCACCACGCAGTCCCTGGCGGGCGTCGGCGTTCCGCTGACCTCCGTCCAGCCCGGATCGAGCTCCACGCTCGTCTTCGGCTCCGTCGGCTTCGCGTTCCAGGACGTGAACGGCAACGTCGTCCTGCCGATGCTCGACGCCCAGGGCCGCATCAAGGTCACCACCGACGCCGTCACCTACGTCCCATCCCGCGCCCACGGCCGCGTGGCGGGCGCGCTCGCCGTCACCGGGGCCAACGACTACACCAACTACCAGACGGTCCTCTCAGTTCCGGCGGTCGCGGCCTCGGGCTACGGCGCCTTCAACGGCAAGGTCACCTGCCGCAGGGACGCGCTCTTCCAGCTCGTCTACTCGGACGTCGGCGGATCGCTCGTCGTCCTCGACTCGACCATCCTCGGGCCGGGCGAGTTCAGCGCACCGATCGGCGTCGGCAGCGACTACTTCATGGTGCCCGCATCCGCGAACACCCCCGTGTTCCAGGTCCGCGCCGTCAACCTCGGCACGGTCTCCGACCTCAGCGCGACCCTCGCGGTGCTGCCGTTCTAATATGAGGCTACTCCCCCTGCTCCTCCTCTCATCGCTGGCGCTGGCGGGGCCGAACGACCTGGCCCCGCAGTTCCAGACCCAGATCCAGAACCCGGCAGGCACCGTCGTCGACCCCATCTCGCGCGACTGGACCCTGAGCAGCTCGACCGACTCGGTCTCGACGGTATCAAACGACCTGAACGCCTCGGGATCGCTCACGGGCCTCGCGAGCGCCGTCACCCTCTCGTCCGCGAACGCGATCGGCTCGATCACGCTCGACATCGGCGGGACGTTCGTCGGCAACATCACGATCAGCAGCGTCGGCACCTACAGCTCGCGCACCTACTACGTCCAGAACTCGGCCACATCCGCGATCGTGGGCAGCGTCATGAGCACGGGAGGAAACTACCGCGTCGTCTCGCCGCAGGGATACGGCACCTACACGGTGCAGTTCTCGTCCTACACGAGCGGCACCGCGAACGTCGTCGTCCGCGCGAGCGTGGCCTCGAACCCTTTTACGATGGCCTACCAGCTGAACGCGGCGAACCTGCTCGCCTCGGCGTGGCTCTCGGACGGTTCCGGAAACGCGCTCTCATCCACGACGGGGTCACTGAACGCGAACGTCACGGCGAGCGCGCTGCCCACGGGTGCGGCCACGGCCGCGCTTCAGGCGACGGCGAACGCATCGCTCGCGAGCATCGACTTGGGCATCCCCACGACGCTCGGGCAGATGCCGATGGCTGCGTCCATGCCGGTCGCCATCGCGTCCGACCAGACCGCGATCCCGACGACCGCGCGGTCGGCGATCACGGCGAACGCCGGAGTAGACATTTCGGTCAATGCGACCTCGACCGCGGTCCTGGGCGCGAACGCCAACCGCAAGGGCCTGATCCTGCAGAACGCGAGCTCCCAGCAGATCACGATCGCCTTCGGCGGACAGACGCCGGTCTACCAGACCGGGCTCACGCTGCTCCCCGGCGGCGTGTTCAACATGGACCAGTGGAGTTTCACCACGGGCGCTGTGAACGCGATCACGACGGGCGGAGCGGCCCTGCTTCAGGTCCAGGAGTTCCAATGAGGGGCCTGATACTGGCGCTCCTCCTATTAGCGCCCAGAGCGGCCTCAGCGGGCGTGGTGAACCCCTCCGTCTTCATCGGCGAGCAGGTCTTCGGCGCGACGAACGGGTCGCCCCTGGTCGTCACCAACAGCCAATTGGCCCAGGGCCTGAGCTACTCCGAGACCTCGTCGACGACCGCCTACACCTGCACGACGACGAACGGCCAGGTGACCGGCATGACCGTGACGCCCGCCGCGGGCACCTACCTCGCCGTCTACAGCAGCGACTTCAGCTCGGCCAACGCCGGCACGGTGGTGACGCTCGAGTACTTCGTCGGCGGATCGGCGCTCACGATCTCTCAGCGCAAGTTCATGCCCTTCACGGGCGGAACTCTCACGTCGGGCAGCCAGCGCGTCATGCAGGGCCTCAACTCCATCTTCGCCGTGAACGGCTCGCAGGCGGTCCAGGTCTACTGCCAGACGAGCGCCAGCACCGTCACCACCGCTGCCTCTCAGCTCGACCTCGTGAGGATCCAATGACTCCTGCGCAATACCTACAGGTCCAGCTCCAGGCCCTGCTCGCGGCCCAGAACCCGAACGCCGACCCGGCGAGCGTAGCCCAGCTCTCGACGGACCTCGCCGACCTCTGGGCAAATTTGATCCTGCCGAACCTATCGGTTAACCTGACCACGGGCGCGGTGACGTTCATCGTGCCAGGAGGCAGCTGATGGCGCTCTCAATCACCGAGGAGATCAAGGCCGAGATCCTGAAGACGCTCAGGGCCGAGCCCGCGACCTGGGGCAAGGTTACCGCCGAGGTGTCGAGGGAGTTCGGCGTCAGCCCGTCCTACGTCGAGCGCGCCTTCGGCGAGCTCGTCAGGAACGGCGTCGTCAGGAAGCAGAGCAACTGGCAGGGCTTCCCCCAGTACGCGCTCTCGGCGAGCCCGGGCGCGATCGAGGGCAAGTATAGGCCCATCGGCGAGCGCCGCATGGAGCTCGAAGGCCAGCACACCTACCCGAACGGGAAGTCAGGGCCGTACGACTACCAGCCGTGGGACGACGACATCAAAGGACCGAGCGCCGTATGATCTGCGAGCACAGCTCGCAGCCGCTCTTGCGCCAGATCTCGGTCCAGTCCTCGCACTCGTTCATGAAGCCGATCATGCTGTCCTTCGGGTAGCTGACGTCGAAGCCTCGGCTGCCGATCAGATCGTCGCTGCCCAGCGTTTGCAAGGCGATCCTTGCGCCCCACTCCCGCACGCTCGTCGACCCGCTCGGGCCGATGATGAAGTTCTTGCCCTTGAGGCGCTCGGGCCTGAGCTCCGTCTCCATGAGCTTCTGCGCGAGCCAGGACGTCGACGTCGGAGCTACCCGGTTCTCGGGCAGGAGCACGCGCTCGCCCTGGAGCAGCTTCGGGATCAGCTTTCCGGGGAACGTCCTCTCTGGCCTGTGCTCGGCGTAGAGCGACCCCACGCGGTACACGACGGCGTTCGGCGCGGACTGCGCCAGGTCCTCGAGCATCCGCTTCGTCATCGCGTAGCGTGACAGGTCCCCCTTCGGGTCCTCGTTCAGGTAGTGGGTCGAGAAGAAGACGAGGCGCGTCTCCTTGGGTGCCCTGTTGATCAGCTCGGCCGTCAGCAGCACGTGCGCCTCGATCTGCTTGACGAAGGTCCCCATGCAGTCGGTGGGTCCGCCCTTCCCGGCCGTGCACCAGACGATGTCGAAGCGCTGCTCCGCGAGCGTATAGACCCAGTCGCGCGGGCGCATCGTGACCTCCTCGCCCCTGGCCGAGAGCGCCAGCTCCAAGTCCTTGCCTAAGTTGCCGTTGCCGATGATAAGGTGCTTCATGGGGGATCTCCTATCCTATGCTTGTAAACGGTATCAGGCTGTCAGTAAACGACGTTTCGCGCCTCAAGAACTCGGCCAAGGTCGCCCAGGCGCTCGAGAACAAGTGGGACCGCAGGGTGACGCGGGCCATTGCGGAGGCCTCGCGCTCCAACGCGGAGCGCCTGCCGGCCGGGGGCGCCGTTGAGCCCCCCGACTTCGAGGGGCTCTTCATCGAGCACTACTTCGACGTGCAGATCGCGGCCTTGAAGCTCGCCGAGAGCGAGGAGGAGCTCGAGAGCCGCATCCGCCTCGGGCGCAGGCCTAAGACGCTCGCCGACATCATGAGCGCCTACGACAAGTGGCGGAAGGGCATATCGAAGCCGAGCAGGCCGCTGAAGAAGGCCAACTCGATGAAGAAGGCCTACATCGCGGCCGTCCAGGCCGAGTGGAACGCGCACTCCTACGACTTCAGGAACGGCGGCGAGGACACGCAGGCCGAGATCAGGGACAGGATAGCCGAGGCCGGCGACACCTACGCCGGCCGGGCGTCGACCATCGTCCGCACGGAGACGACCCGGTACTACAACCAGGCGAGGCGCGACTACTACGACAAGGGCGACGTCGTGACCCACTACCTCTTCATCGCCGTCAGGGACAAGGGCACGACGCCGTGGTGCACGGCGCAGACCGTGAACGGAAAGCGCGGAAGGTCCGGGCTCGTCTACGCGAAGGGCGATCCGCTGCTCGACCGGGAGACGCCGCCGGTCCACTGGAACTGCAGGTCCGAGCTGCTGCCGCTCAACCGCTTCAATCCCGTCCACCGCAGGCTGATCGCCGACGAGTCCGCGCAGCGCAGGAGGCACGTCTGCACGCCGCTGCCGCCGGGGTGGAACAAATAGCCGTTGCGCTGAGTCGTTTACGCAACTAAGATCAGACTCAATGGGCAAGAAGATCAGACTTGAGGCGGGCTTCTTCGGTGAGGGCGGCGAGAGCGTCTCCGACACCGTGTTCGACCGTCCGGTCATGATGGTCTACGTCGGGTCGTTCGACTCGATGGACGGGCCCGTGACGATCTCCGAGGAGACGATCGACCTGCTCGCGAGGAACCACAACTCGCTGCTCGAGAAGGTCAAGCGCCTCATGAACGGCGCGGTCCCCATGAAGGACTGCCCGCCGCTCCAGCTCGACCACTCCGCTGCCGCGACCCACACGATCGGCCGCCTGGTGGGCCCGCTAACCAAGGGGCTCGCGAACATCGACGGCGCCGAGGTGCCGGCCCTGTTCGGGACCGCGCGGTTCCTGGGCCGCGAGAACGTCGAGAAGGCGCAGGACGGGCGCTACACGCACGTCTCGATCGGCGCAGACCTCGAGGAGGGCATCATCAACGAGCTCTCCGTGACCCCTTTCCCCGCCGCGCCGAAGGCCGCGCTGCTGTCGAAGAAGCGGCTCGCCGCGTTCGACGGCGTCGAGTACGAGGTCGTCGAGGTGTCGCCGGGGGAGTACGACATTTACGTGGGCGGCGAGATCGTCACCCACCACGCAGGTTCCGCGTCCGAGGTTGACGCCGAGGCGAAGCGGTACATCCAAGAGAAAAAGGGAGACGCGAGTATGCACGAGAAGCTGAAGAAGCACCTCATGGACAAGAAGAAGATGTCCGCCGAGGACGCCGAAAAGCTGTCCAAGGAGTGCCTGGCCCACCACATGAAGCACATGGGGATGGACGAGGAGAAGATGGGCAAGCACATGGCCGACGCGAAGGACGAGGAGATGTCCCGCATGTCGGACGAGTACGACACCGCCATGAAGCACCTAAAAGAGACCGACGGCGGCACGGGAGGCGAGTCCGACGACAAGAGGATGGCCCGAAAAGCCGAGTTCACGAAGCTCGCCCTGGGCGTCCGCGCCGGGAACTCCGAGCTCCGCACTGACCTGCGCAAGGCCACGATCGCGGCGCGCCTGTCGCGCCTGCGCTCCGAGGGCAAAATCACGCCCGCCGAGATGAAGAAGCTCGACGTCGTCAAGATGTCGCTCCTCACCGACGGCGAGATGAACGCGGCGCTGTCCTCGTTCGACTCCCGCGAGCCCTTCCCGCTGGGCGTCGCCCACGGGACCACCAAGGCCGAGGCGATAGACAAGATCACGAAGAAGTACCGGATGGCCAAGCTCGAGCTCGAGACGCGCATGAACATGCCGTCCAAGCGCGCCGAGGCCGCCGCCAAGCTCGCCCGCCTGGGCGAAGAGGAGAAGAAGGAGCTCGCCGAGGTCGGCAACCCGAACGAGAACGACGCGCCGTCGAAGGGCATGCTGACGAAGCTGACCTACGACGAGATGTGCAAGATGCTCGAGGACAAGGACAAGCACGAGGAGCTGAAGAAGCACCTCAAGCACATGATGGACCACCATGGGATTGAGATCCCTGAGCAGTCCGATGCCCACATGTCTGCCCTTGCCAAAAAGCAGTCCGAACTTCAAACTAATCTCGAACAGTTGATCGCGCTCGCATCCCCCGTGCTTGGCATCCAACCGAACGAGCTCAAGTAAATCAGGGGAGGTTTCAATGTCCAAGACAGCGATTGACGCAGAAGTAAACAACCAGATCTTCCGCAAGGATTATCCGATGGTCATCGCGCTCCGGCGCGAGCTGGCCCAGATCAGCGCCGTCCGCCTGCAGTACGACGCGAACGGCTACTCCGCAGGCCAGGTCCTGGCCCGCGTGGTCTCGACCGGCATCTTCGGCAAGTACAGCGCGGTGTCCGGCTCGACCGTCGACTCCGTGTGCGTGCTCTTCGAGAACGTCGAGTCCTACACCGAGGGCACCCAAGGGGTCGACGCCCCGACGGGCGGCGCGCTCGCTCGGGCCATCTTCTCGGGCTTCGTGTTCGCGAGCAAGCTGATCGACTACACCGGCGCGACCCAGCTCGCTGGCCGCCAATACACCGACGCGAGCGGCATCGCGATCGTGAAGTTCTAAGGGGGACGCCATGAACGAATTCTTCACAAACGAGTACACCTCGATCATCCAGAAGCTGGTCCAGGAGATCGTCAACGACCCGACGACCTACCTCGGCGCCAAGTACATCCCGTCGGTCGCGCTCCCCGTAGACCGCGTCCGAGTCGAGATCATCGAGGCCTCCGGCGGCCTGACGATGGAGCACGCGGTCGGAACCGACCCGAAGTACATCCAGTCCTTCGGAACCCGGGTCCAGGAGTTCGCCCCCCCCGCGTACAAGGAGTCGATCCACTACGACGAAAAGAAGATCCTGCACCTCCGCCAGGTCGGCCAGAACGACCCGTCGAAGCGCGGCATCCGCCAGTACATCGACCTCGACATCGACCGCATGAACCGCCGGCTCGAGGCCCGCATCGAGCTCCTGCGCTGGAACTCAATCTTCCAGGGCGCGTTCCCGTACTTGGGCAACGTGTTCAGCTACGGCATTCCGACCGGGAACACCGCGGTGCCGCTCGGCGCCGTGTGGTCGCTCGACGGGATCAACCCGAACAACTCCGCGAACCCCATCGCCGACATCCGCTACTGGGTGACCGGCGGCCTGGCGACGTTCCGCAAGTACCGCATCAAGCGCCTGGTGATGAACCCCAACACCGCGCGCTGGGTGCTTGAGAACGCGAACACCAAGGCCTACCTGTCCTCGATCGGCGCCAACCCGAACATCTCGGAGTGGAACCTTCCCAAGCTGATCGCGTTCCTCATCCCCGGCGGCCCTGAGGTCGTGATCTACGACGGCTGGTTCCAGGACGAGACGGTCTCCACCGGGACCAACCCGTCCAACAACGGCCGCGTCACGGTCGGAAACGCCGTGTACTTCATCCCGGACGGCGGCATCTTCTTCGAGTGCACGCTCCCCTCGGGCGACACCATCGGCGAGTTCGTGCAGGGCCTGAACCTTGCCTCGGGCACGATGGAGTCCCCCGGCTTCGGGAAGTTCCTCGTCGTCGAGGAGTGCATCGCCCCCGGAACCCGCGGGGGGCCGAAGAACCCCTTCATCGACATCACCTCCGGTGTGTACGGCGGGGTCAACCTCTACCGCAGCTTCGACGTGCTGACGGCGAACGTGCTCGGCACGCCGCTCGTCATCCCGAGCTGATCAGCCTACAACGCAGGGCACGGGAGGATCACAACCCGTGCCCTTTTTTTTGACGAAAGGACGACAGACATGAGTTCTCCCGAACAGCATCAGAACCAGACCACCCTGACCAGCCCTCCGGTGAAGCAGGCCCGCATGGTGAGGATCAAGGCCATCCACCCGATCCGCACGATGAAGGGCGACGTGGAGGTCATCACGACCCCCGGCAACACCGTCGAGGTCACCGAGGACGAGGCCAAGGAGTTCTGCGACCGCCCGTTCGACATCGGGTACAAGCAGGCCTTCGGCAACATCGACCCCAGCATGGCGCGAAAGACCGTGATCCACCGCGCCGAGCGGGTCAAGTAGATCCGGTCCTCTTTTCGGGGGAACGGGGGAACGGATGACGCCTGGCCCCGAGAGGGGTCGGGCGTTCTTTCAGGAGGAGACAGGTGGGAAGATACATCAGCCAGGACGCGGTCATCGTGAGGCTAGCCGGCAAGGTGAAGGTCACCGACGACCCGATCGCCAACCCCGACCGCCTGCCCCTGCTGCTGCTTAACCGCCTGATCAACGAGGCCGAGGGACAGGTCGAGCAGGACCTCTCGACCCGCTACTCCGCCCCCTTCGAGACCGTCAAGTGCCAGCCCTTCGCGGCGCTCCCCGAGCGCCCGACGAAGGAGATCCTCCGCACGCTCTGCGAGCTCCTGTCGGTCATCCGCGTGCTCGAGACCGACTTCGGCCGCGGGTCAGGGATCGACGGCGCCAAGTACGCCGACGCGTCCCAGAAGCGCTACGACGTCATCCTCTGGGGCGACGACCGCAAGCCCGGCCTCATGACCCTCAGAGAGGGCACCTTCAACACCTTCAGGACGCCGCCGCTGCCCGGCCTCAAGTCCAACTACCATGTCTCGCAGGCCGACAACGGCTTCGCGGGCTTCGTCGGCAGGACCGACGACCACGCGTCATCCGCGCCCTACGCGATCGAGCAGATCAACGCCCCGGGCGAGAACTTCTGGAACGGCAACCTCGACGAGCACGACCACGAGTGGGGCGGCGGGGACCATGGCTAGGGCCAGCGTCACCGTCAAGTTCGAGTTCCCGAAGCTCTTCGACCGGCTCCAGGCGCACCAGCGCGACATCGAGGTCAACATCGCATCGACCATACAGACCCAGATCGGGATGCGCTTCGACCAGGAGGGCGCGTCGAACGGGCACGAGAAATGGGCGCCGCTTAAGATGCGCCAGGGCCAGATCCTATCGCTCTCGGGCACGCTCCGGAAGTCGATCTCGCCGCCCGCCGCGGACGGCAGGCCCGGCGGCCAGGGCTTCGTCAACCAGTCGGGGAACGTCATGGACCTTCTGACCGAGGTCGGGACGAAGCTCATCTACGCGTCGGTCCACGACAGGGGCGCGGTCATCGTGCCCGTGAAGAAGCAGGCGCTCCGCTACATGAACCCCGGCAGCGGCAAGTTCGTCTTCTCGAAGAGGTCGGTCATCCCCGCGCGCCCGTTCACCGACCGCAACCAGCAGGACACCGACGAGCTCAACGAGTCGATCGCGAACCAGATCGCAGAAATCCTGGGTGAGCCTTGATCCCCACCAGCGTCGAGCCCAAGGACCTGATCGACAGGCTCCGCATCAACCCCTTCATCGACGGGCCCACGCAGGCGATCGTCAAGGCAGTGGCCGCGCAGATCGCGGCGACCCCCGAGTTCGCCTACATCTTCAAGGACAACATCGACGTCTACGAGCGCGACGACTACTCCATGCGCGCGCTGCCCGCGCTGCGCGTCTACAACCAGCACTACCGCAAGGTCCAGGAGTCGCACTACGTCGAGGGCGAGCTCGTCATGGACCTGCTCTACCCGGCGAGCCTTCGCCGCTCTGAGCTCCAGTACTTCCAGGACATCATGTCGTCCGCGCTCCTGCAGCAGTTCAGGCGCCCTAACGTCTTCGCGACGCTGCGCGCGCTCGTGCCGGGCCTCAACGAGTGCGGCAAGGTCTTCGACGTCGACAAGACGCTAGGCCTCGTGATCGCGGACGGCGCCGTGCCCATCACGCAGATGAAGCCGAACTTCCGGATTGATTTGAAGGTCTGGGACGCATATCTTGAGAGTACAGGCAGAACGAAGGACGACCCGTTCAACGTGACGCTGAAGGACTTGAGGACGTTCGCGGCCGAGATCCTGCCCGTGCTGGACGACGGGACGCCGGACAACCAGGCGGCGATCGACGCGACCGTCAAAATAGGGGGAACACAAAATGGCCTTGACTGATATTGGCTTCCAGAAGACTCCGGCTCGGCCCACCGAGATCACTTTCGCGGCGCAGGGCGGGCTCCCCAACCCGAACCAGACGATCGCGCTGATCGGCCAGATGGGCCCCACGGGCGGCCCGGCCGTCTCGGGCGTGGCCTCCGGCACCGCGGTGCCGTACGTCCCCATCGTGATCAACAACGTCGGCGACGCGACCGCCGGGGCGACCGAGGCGAACGCGAAGTTCGGCGCTGGCTCCGAGCTCGCCAAGATGGTCATCGCCTGCATCCAGGCGAACGAGACCGTCGCCGCATCCAACTTCCCGATGATCACCTGCGTGCCCCTGCAGCAGGCCGACGTCAATTTCGGCCCGGCGAGCGTGTCCGGCACCCCGGCCGCGCTTGCCGCCTGCGACAAGTTCGAGGCCGAGTTCATCGTCTCGCCGTTCGACAGCCAGAACCAGACGCTCACTAACCAGCTGATCGCCCAGGCCGAGGCCATGTCCGGCGCCACGCGCGTGCAGAACGGCCAGTACGGGACGATCGCCGTCGCCTTCAACCGCGCGGTGACCGACCCATCGACCCTCTTCAAGTACGACACCCAGTTCATCACGCTGCCCTGGCTGCGCGACACCTCGACCGGCGCGAACGCGCCGGCCTACTCGATCGGCGAGATGGCAGCGGCCTACGCCGGGATCCTCGGCGCCAACGCCGTGCCCTTCAACCCGGTCGACAACAACGTGATCGGAGACGTGGCGGCCCCGGCCCTCATGTCCGACTGGATCACGGTCGGCGCAAGGCTCGAGTCCGAGAGCGCGCTGAACCAGGGCTACACCCCGCTCCGCGTGCTCGCCAACGGCGACGTCGCGATCGTCCGGTCGGTGACCGCACGCCTCACGACCGGCGACGGCGTGACGGCCGTGACCGCCTACTACGACGTGCAGGACTTCCAGGTCCTCTACTTCTTCCGGAAGTCGGTCGTGGCGCGCTTCAACCAGCCCGACTTCACGAACGAGAAGGCCTCGATCGGCGAGGCGAACCTGACGCGGTCCGAGATCATCCGGCTCGCGTCGGCCTTCGAGGACCAGGGCATGTTCCAGAACGTGTCCGGGCTCTCGCCGCTCGTCCAGGTCCAGCGGAACGCCTCCGACCGGAGCCGCTTCGACGTCTTCATTCCTGTCAACGTGGTGCCTGGCCTCCACGTCATCGCTACTAACGTGCAGGCGGGAACCGTCGGCGACGTGTTCACCATCTAAGGGGAGGTCATTAAATGGCAACTGTATACGCAGACCGGGCTTTCATCAGCGTGAACGGCGCTCCGGTCATCGACATCCAGAGCGCGTCCCTGAAGCGGAACTTCAACGCCAAGGCCGTGCCCACGATGACGAACGACACTTTCAACCGCGGGTTCGTCCAGGGCAACACCGACATCGACATCGACATGGAGGTCGCGGTGCAGAACACGCTCGCGTCCCCGAAGATCGAGAGCCTGCCCTTCGGGACGGCCGACATCGCGCTGACCTTCGTGTGCGGCGCCGACCAGTACGTCGCGAGCGGCCTCTTCATGAAGAACACCGACCAGAACGCCAGCGGCATCGGCACCGAGGTGAAGAAGACCTTTACCATGGGCGCGATCAAGCTCGTGGACTCGGTCGGAAACGCCGCGGCGATCTTCAACATCCAGCTCGGCGGCGGCTAGGCCGCTAAGGAGGTTCCCCCGTGAAGAGCTCCGACTTCCCCCAGCTCGACGCCATGCGCGACGGCGTCGACTACCGCTTCAACATCACCTGCCGCAAGTTCTCGGTCGCCGTCCGGCCGCTGACGAACCTGGAGGTCATCCAGGCGACCGCCGCGGCCGCGGACGCCTACGAGAGCCTGCCCGAGAACCAGAGGAGCTCCATCTCCGCGTCGCTCCTGTCGGCCATGCACCAGCTCGAGAAGGCGTCCTCCCCGGACGTCGGCGAGCCCGGCAGGCTGACCCTGGCCATGCTCCAGATGATGACGCCCGATGAAGTCAACCACCTCTGGAAGCAGTACGTGCGCGTCACCGACAAGGTGAACCCCTCGTTCGACATGGTCGGGCACGAGCAGCTCGGCGAGTGGGCCGACGAGCTAAAAAAAAACTCAGATCCTCTGTCACTCTTGACCGACTTGTCTATCTCGAGCTTGATCGCGCTCTGCCACCACTTGTCCCGACCGTCTCCAGGCTGACGAGCGGCCAGCTCGTCTGGCTCCTCGTGCATCGGATCGTTTCGGGTGATATGGTTGTAGCGAAGGGGGATCCGCGTGGCCGAGACAAAGGTATCAGTCAGAAGCGACCTCCTCAAGATCGTTGAGGACCTGAAGGTCATCGCCCAGACCGCCGAGCAGACAGGCGCCTCCCTGACGGAGGCGACCAAGGAGGTCGGCAAGGGCGTCAACGACCAGGTCGCCGTCGTCTCGGGCGGCATGAACAAGATCCGGTCCTTCGGCAAGGACCTCGTCCGCCAGCTCGGGTCGGACTTCAAGAACCTCTTCGCCGTCAACGCGATCGCGAGCGGCCTCAAGCTCTCCGAGCAGTTCTCGGGCGCGGTCCGCCAGGCCGTGACCCTGAACGACACGATCCGGAACCTCGCGCCGATCTTCGGCATGAACGAGTCGGCGGCCAACAAGTTCAAGCAGACCCTGGTGAAGAACCTGTCCGAGATCGGCCTGGGCTCCGACGCCGCGGCGAACGCGCTCCAGGGCCTCGCCGAGACGAACGTTCGCGGCGACAAGAACCTGACCGCCTACGCCCGGACGGCGTCCGAGATCGCGAGCATCTCAAAGCAGAAGGGCCAGGAGGGCACGATCGCCAAGGGCATGGCTAACGTCGTCGTCGCGCAGGGCGGGAACCCCAACGACCCGCGCGCGATGCAGAAGGTCGCCGAGGACATCGTGCGGATCAGGAACGCGACGGGCAAGAGCGCGACCGAGGCGCTCGACACGCTCAACAAGCTCTTCTCCTCGGCCAACACGGACTTCAAAAAACGGCTTCTCCAGGGCGGGGGCGTGAGCCTGGCCGCAGCGGGGCTCGTCGGGGGTCAGGGATCGACCGCGTTCCTCGAGCGCTACATGGGCCTGTCCAAGCAGGAGCGCTCCGGCTACGAGGCCCAAGGACTGGGCCGCCTGATCGGGAAGGACGGGCAGCTCGACTCTAAGGCCTTCCAGTCGACGGTGTCGGAGGCGAAGGCGCGCGGCAGCGGAAACGCCGAGTTTGGCCTGCAGACCATGGGCATGACCGAGGAGGAGGCGAAGGGCTTCCTGCGCCTCGCGAACGCGCTCAAGGAGAACGGATCGGCGATCGAGAAGGCGCGCACGTCGGTCATCGACCTGAACCAGGAGTACATGGACACGATGACGTTCGGCGACTCGTTTCGGGCGAACATCAACAAGGTGAAGGGCGGCCTGGCCGAGGTCGGCGACAAGGTCGGAGACTTCTTCCAGGGGCTCGCGACGAAGGCGGGCTTCGGCGAGCAGTTCAAGGCCGTCCGGAAGTACACCGGCATCGAGGGCGCGACGAAGGGCCTGGGCGACGCCTCCCAGAGCACGATAGGATCGGCGGCGGTAGTCGGTGGATCGGCGCTCCTCGCGGCGGTCCTGACGTCGAAGGGGCTCTCGGGCGTGGGCGGCGCGCTCCTGGGCGGCGAGCTCAAGACCCGCGCGGTCGAGGGCATCACGGGCGAAAAGGTCCAGAGGGTCGAGGTCATCAACTGGCCCGCGGGCATGGGGCTGGGCGGAGGCGCCGCGGCCGCGGGCTCAGGCGTGCTCGGCGCGGTCGGCAAGGCGGGGCTCGTCGCGGGCGTCGGCTACGCGGCCTACCAGGCGGGCGGCGCGATCAACAACGTGCTCGACCAGACCACGCAGGGGAAGACCGACGAGGGCTACGAGGGGTCGGCGATCGAGCGCGTGATCTTCAAGCTCGACAAGCTCCTGGGCGGCGACAGCGCGGCGCAGATCATGAAGGCCCAGCAGATGACGAGGGACGTGCGCGTCCACGTCGAGACGAAGGACTCAAGCCTTAAGGCCGTGCAGAAGGGCAGCAGGGGGAGCAGCAATTGAGCCTAGACCTGAACACGATATCCGGATTCAACAGCCTGGTCGGCGGCGCCGTGGGCGGGGCGTCGAGCCTGCTCACGTCCCTGACGGGCGCGATCAACGCCCAGTGGGACATCCAGGAGGGCAGCTACGGCCACAACGGCAACCAGGTGCTCTTCCACGTCTTCAAGACCGCGACGAACTTCGACGCCGCGCTCGACAACGTCCAGGACACGGGCGGCCACCGCAAGATCCCGATCGTCTTCCCCTACCAGGACGGCCAGAGCACGGACGACCTGGGCCGGCAGGGCGAGGTCTACGACTTCAACATCCTGATCTTCGGGGCCAACTACAAGGCCCAGTACCAGAAGCTCCTGGCCGAGTTCGACAACCCGATACCGGGCACGCTGATACACCCGGTGAACGGACGGGTCACGGTCGCGGCCGAGAGCTGGATCGTCACGCACTCGTCGGACAAGAAGCAGGCGGTCGCGCTGCGCGTGCGCTTCATCGAGCACAGCTTCTCGATCACCTACGGCTCGGCGACCGCCGCGAGCGCGTCGACGCTCACCTCCGCGCTCACCTCCGCGGTCAGCTTCATCGGCGGCATCGCCGCGTCGATCGCGAACGCCCAGTCGCTCGAGTTCGTCGCGAAGAACACGATCAACCTCGTGGCCTCGCTCCTGTCGGGCTACCAGACGGGCTACACGGCGACGCTGACCCAGATCAACCAGGCGTTCAACACGAACGCGTCCGGCGCGGCTGCGACCATACCGGGCCTCGCCCCCACCGTCCCTGGGCAGGACCCGACCGTGTTCGGCGTGGCCTCGTCGCCGGCGACGGTGAGCTCGTCCACCGCGGGCGGGACGAACGTCTTCGCGGGCACGGGCTCGATCACGGCGTCCCAGACGGCGCAGAGCCAGCAGCTGACGGCGGCGCTCGCGTCCCAGCAGGCCGTCGACGCGGTCTCGGCGCTCATGGCCTCGCTCAACACGGCGATCGGCCAGATCGAGGCGACCGAGTCGGGCCAGGGCGCGCTCATCTTCTACGACACGATCCTGACCCTGAAGCAGTCGGCGGTATCGATCCAGGCCGCGCTCGAGCAGGGGCTCCAGACCTCGAGCAACACGGTCATCACCTACCAGACCCCGCGCGACATGAGCGTCCGCGAGGTGTGCTTCGCGAACGGTCTGACCCCTGACGACTCCTACAGCATCGAGGTCCTGAACCCGCTGCTGCTGTCGCTGAACCTGATCCCCAAGGGGACGGTCCTGCAGGTGCCGACCTGATGGGTACCCCGAAGCCGTTCGTCCAGACGCCGCTCGGGACGTACCTGCAGAAGAACGGGCGGTTCCCGCTCGTCTCGCTGCACATCCAGCCGATCGACGCGAGCCGGTCGCCCGTGGTGCTGACCCAGTTCGAGGAGTACAGCTTCCAGAGCTCGGTCCTGGTCCCCGTCGACTCGTTCTCCTTCACGGCGAGGAACCCGACGCTGGCGGGCTCGCTCTACGACTTCATCCGGGACGGCGACATCGCGACCCTGATCGCCAACGGCGTTACCGTCGCGACCGGCCTCATAGACACGGTGACGATCGCGACCGACCCCGACTCGGGCGAGATGATCCACATCTCGGGCCGCACGCTGATCGCGCAGCTCGAGGACCAGAGCGCGATCAACGACACGGACGACCCGATCTGGGGCAACGGCGTCACGGTCGAGCAGGCGGTGAACGCGCTTATTAACTCGACCCGGATCAACTTCTACCGTCTCCAGCAGGCGCCGAGCGGCAGCTTCCTCTTCGCGACCGAGCCGGGCGAGAGCAAGCTTTCGGCGCTGCAGCGGTACATCGAGCCGCTCAACTGCATCGTCTGGATGGACCCCGACGGGACCATCGCCGTGGGCCGCCCCGACATGGGCGCTTCCTCGACGGGCACGTTCGTCATGGACCGACAGAACCGCATCGCCAACTGCCTCTCGATCCAGGCCAGCTACTCGTCGACGCAGATCCCGAACGTGGTCCTGCCCGTCTGGACGGGCCAGGAGACGGTCCAGAGCCGCGTCGCGCCCGAGCAGGCGATCTACAACAAGGCGCAGGGGCCGAGCCGGCTCTTCAAGAACGACCACCGCGTGCCGAAGTCGGTCGTCGTCTCGACGCCGTCGGGCGCCGACCCGCAGTCGCTCTCGGCCGCCAACCAGATCGTCGTCGCCGGGTCCAACATCCTCCAGGCGTACGCGAAGCGCGAGATCGCGCGCGCGAACGTCCACGAGGTCGGCGTCCAGGTCAACATCCAGGGGCACTACAACCAGGACCTGACGCCGATCCTGGTCGACTCGACCTACATCATCAACTACCCGCGCGCGAGCCTGAACGAGAAGATGTACCTCCACACGGTGGCCTACAGCCTGAACAGGACGCAGGGCCAGAGGACGTCGCTCTCCTTCTGCCGCCTGGGCTGCATCGTGGCCGACGCCGCTGTCCGGTCGGTCAAGGCGTCGACCGTGAAGCAGCAGGCGTCGGGGGCGCAGACGTCATGATGGACTCCGAGCAAATCCGGTTCATCCGCGAGGAGGTCAAGCGCCAGCTCAACGTCGTGCTGAACGCCGAGGTCGGCGAGACGACGACCGACAGCGAGACGATCAACAAGCTCTTCCCCGGCGGCCCGAGCATCACGGCCCGGCCCGTGGCGCACCCGTGGGGGTTCGTCTCCCGCGCGGTCCAGGGCACGATCTCGGTCGTCGCCAAGGTCGGCGCCGACATCCACAACCGCATGGTCATAGGGCACCGCGACTCGGGCAGGCCGACGGACCTCGAGGAGGGCGAGACCTGCCTCTACTCGAGCTCCGGCTACCGCGTCGTCTGGAGGCAGGGCATGATCCTGATCGGCAAGGGCGACGACCTGGAGCCGGCCGTCATGGGCACGACCCTGAACGAGTTCCTGTCGCAGCTCGTCGAGCTGATCGTCGAGCACACCCACGCGGCCCCCGGAGCGCCCCCCACGAACCAGGCCGACTTCACTGAGCTCAAGACAAACTTCCTCGACAACGATAAGATCCTATCTGAAGACGGAGGAAGGTTCTGACATGGCTATGAGCGGCGACGCCATGGGCGCCCTGATCAAATCGAAGATCTCGGCCATCCCCGGCATCAGCATCACCAACAGCGACGAGCTCCAGGCGTTCTGCGACGCCGTGGGCGAGGGCGTCGTCGAGTACATCCAGGCCAACGCCGTGGTGCTCCCCACGGCGCTCATCTCCGCGCCGCCGGGCGACCCGGTTACCGGAACGGGGACGGTCCAATGAGCTGGCGGATCAACCCTAAGACCGGCGACTACGTGATGACGAACGGCGCCCCCGTCGACGACCCCTCCCTGATCTACCCGGCCTACTACCGGATCATGACGAAGCGGACGCGCTGGCTCTACGCCCCCGACGACAGCTTCGGGTCCGACCTCTACACGATCAAAAAGCGCTTCAACCCGGGCGACGTGAGCCCGCTCGCGAACATCGTCGACGCGGCCCTGCAGCCCATGATCGACGACGGGCGCGCGACCGACGTCGAGACGACCTACCTCGCACCCCAAAGCCTCTACGACACCCAGCTGTCCGTCCAGATCACGGACGCGCAGGGCCAGCCGCAGACGCTCAACCTTCCGGCCGTGGGAGGCTGACAGATGACGACCTTCAAGACCCCTTCTCAGATCGCGGACGACTACCTGACGGCGCTCAAGGCGTTGAAGCCAGACGTCGACGTCTCGACCCAGGACTCCGACTGGTACATCCGCTCGCGCGTCACCGGCGGCCTCGTCGCCGGCGTCTACGCCGACCAGCGCCTGATCGCCAACGACGCGTTCCCCGACCGCGCGCGCGAGGACGCCGTGCTGCGCTTCCTGAGCCTCTACTTCAACGGCGGCTACATCCAGGCCACGCAGTCGGTCGGCAACGTCGTCGTCACCGGCAACCCCGGAACGACCGTCCCGCAGGCCGTCCAGTTCCTCTACTCCCCGAACGGCAACGCCTACCAGTCGACCGAGACGGTCGTCCTGACGGCCGCCACGGGCGGCATGGTCACGGGCTCAGTGCCCGTCCAGTCGGTCGCCGCGGGCCAGGCGCAGAACCTCCTGCCCTACGCGCAGCTCACGATCTCCTCGCCGCCGGCCGGGCTCCTGCCCCAGGGCACCGTCGACGCCGAGGGCCTCGCCGACGCCCGCGACCAGGAGACGGTCGACGAGGCGCGCGCGCGCATCGTCCAGCGCATCCGCCAGCCCCTGTCGGTCGGGCGCGTCTCCGACTACATCCAGTACGCCGAGGAGGCCGACCCGTCGGTGGTCTCGGCGTCCGTGGTCCGCTACCCGTTCGGGCTCGGCACCGTCGCCGTCTACATAACCTCCGGCACGACCGACATCGACACCGCGATCGACAACGGCGACCCGATCTCGGTCATCCCGTCCGACGAGCTCGTCGCGAAGGTGCAGGCCTACCTCAACGTCAACAGCCCGGTCACCGACTGCGTG